CCCGCAGCACCGCCTCGACCGGGCGCCCCTCCTCAAAGCCAGGCCATTCAATCTCGAACGGCACGGCCTTGAAGACCACATCCTGCCCGCCATTGAGCGGCGCGCCGGGCTCCAACCGCAAGGTCTTGTCCTCGAGCTGGTTGACGACGCGCACAGACTGGGCACCGAAAGCCGGGTGCAGCAGCTCGACCGTCACGAGCTGCACATCCGTCTTGGGGTTGGACGCGATGTTGATGGCAAATTCGTCAGTCCACGGATCAGCCATTACAAGTCCCTCACATCCAGCACGTAGGAAACGCGATAACCAAGACCAGATGGTTGTACAGTGTATGTACCTCCTCTAATCCTGCACGTTTTCTCTACGTAGTCAGTACCATCCCATACCAGCTTGGTGAACTCGCTCGATCCATAGTTGAGATCATCTTGTACAAATGCCTTGAACGTAGCGTATTCCTCTCGGCTAAACTGGAATACTTCTGGCATTTGCGCAATAATGTCAGAGTATACAGGTCTCGAACGAATATTACCTCCTTGCATTTCAGACTCAAGCGGCGGTCTGAATGGCTCATTTATGCTCCACCCATCCCGCAATGGCTTGTATCGTAGCCCTGCAGGCCATGTAGGCAGTGCCATTGCTACCTCCCCGGAAATGGCGTGACGCCCATTGTACGAAGTGATTGTCTCATTGGGCCGCCTTTACGCATATCGTTCAACCAGGTGTTGACCACTATCGCTTGGATATCAATCCCGTTAAGACCTTCAGTAGCTTGTATCTCAGTAGCAGTTCCCGGAGCTTCCTGTATGACGATGTTTACACTGCCGCCTGAACCGCCAGCAACTCCGCCACGAGGAATGATCGTCTCACCCTTTTGTAGAATTGCCGGAACTTCATCAGGAGATAGGCCTGCAATACCCCCACTGTGATACCTGGGTGCTCCGATAAAAGCCGAAGCAGAAACCGATCTCTTAGCTCCCGATCCTCCGGCAACACCGCCACTATGGTAAATGCCTGCAAATAGGTTACCAAAGAAACCACCGGCTAATGTAGGGAATGGAGATCCAGTTGCAGGGTTACCGCCAAACAAGGCATTCTTCAGTGGATTCAAGATCGCCAGCTGCATAAAGCCCTTGATCAGATCAGCAATAACCTGCTTGCCAATATTCGACAGTTCCTGGAATGCATCCTTACCTTCCAGAATAGAATCCACAAAACTATTCATGGCATCATCAAGGCCACGGCCAACTACACCAGCAAATGTTTCCATCCAAGAAACCGAATGCTGCATATTATATTGGCCTTCCTTAACTCTGCGCAGGGCTTCAGCATACTGTTCAGTAAGTGTGGTGACTTCACTCATTGGGACCTTGGCTTTGGTTAGCCGGTCACGGAAATCTTCCACAGACTTATTGATCTCAAGCTGGATCTGTGCAAACTGTTGCTGCCACTTGGGCATCTGCAAGATCTCGTAAGCCTGGTTGAGCTCACGAATAGTATCCTTGGCGTTTTTGATTGCGAGGGCAGTACGGTTAGAGCCGTCACCACTGCCACCACTAAGCATACCGGATGCAACAGCTTTCCTGCGAGCCTCTTCCTCTTTGGTTTGCCTGTTAAGGATCTCGTTAAGTTCCTTGATGTTGCCTTCGACTGTCTCGGCAGTAACACCTAGATTCTTGAGTTCGGTTTGGTACTGTGAGATGCGCTGGGAGGCAGCTTTCATTGCCTGCTCCTGGCCAATCATCACACCCATGAACCGCGGAATACCTGGAGCCGCATCAGAGAAGAAGTTCTCCTCTTCCTGTGCAATCAGTTTAGTCAGTTCAGTCATGCGGCTGCGCGTAGATGCCAGCATGACTTCTTGCTGCTTAATGTACTCCTGGGTGGTTGCTCTAATTGTTGAACCCATCTCCTTTTGGGCTTTGATGTACGCTTCTACACCAGCCAAAGCGCCGAAATGAGCCTGGTTTGTGCCGCTAATGGCAGCTTCCATCAGTTTAAAACCGCCCACAGCACCAGCCGCAGCCAATCCAACGCGGGCCAATAGTGTAGCAATCGCACCCAGAGGATTAGACATTGCTGCAGCATTGAATGCAAGCATCGCCGCAGTCAACGACCTGATGATCGTAATAAGCGATGTAAACCCAGAAATAATTGCAGGAGCATAGATTGCAGTCAGTGCACCGACGATAGCACCAGAAACGGCGCCAATACCGGTAACCACGCTATCCATGTTCTTGCCAAGATAGTCAAAGGCACTCGTAATCCCATTGAGTGCATTGACGTACGCAGACGAGAACCCGATTGTATCGTCGGCAGCCTTATTAAACCGCAGCCAAGCATTGTTCAGGCGGTTTTCAGCGGCAATCACGGTGTTAATTGACTTTGTAACGTCAATACCAAGCCGCTTAACTACCGTATCCGAGAACTTGACAAGAACATCAGAGGTCAATTGCCCCTGCTTCATCATCTTGTTCAGCTCTTGAGTCGTAACCCCCAGTGCTTGAGCCATAATCTGCACAGCACCCGGAAGTCGATCACCGAGCTGTCCACGAAGTTCTTCTGCTTGAACTTGGCCCTTTGAAATGATCTGTTCAATGGCACGCAGAGATCCTGCAAGCTCATCATTCGAGGAACCGAGTTTCTGGGCTGCAAACAGCATGTTCTCGAAAATAATCCGAGTCTGTTCGCCTTCCAGGTTAGTACCCTTAGCAGCGGCAGTCAGTCGAACAAACTGCTGAGCAGTTGTTGCAAAGGCAGAACCTGCACGATCTGAAACTTCCATGACATATGCAAGCTCGTTCTGAGTCAGAGCTGCACTGCCCGTAAGGCTCTGCATTGCCTGTGTGACACGTTCAATCTGCTTGGCTGCGTCAATCGCTCCCTGACTGACCTTCAGGAACGTATAAGCACCTGCGGATAGTCCAGTGACCATCGCAGCAGTGGTAAAATTAACGCGTTCAGACAGTGATGAGATCAGCGTAAGACGCGTAGCAATACCTGACAGAGGCCCATGCAAGAGTACTGCCATGTCAGAAGCACGGCGGAGAGCACCTTCAAGGCCAGACCAATGCGTCTTCTGTTGGAATTCCTTCAGAAGGTCTTTATTTCTCTGCATTCCCTGTTGAAACTGCTGCATAGCCCGCTGGAATTCAACAGGATTCAGGACCCCAGACGCCAATTGACTACGCAGATTTTGCAGGTTAGAAGTCGCGCCAGCAGCGAGACTGGCAGGAGCCTTGATACGTGCAACAGCCGCATTGAAACGGTCAACCTGTTGCTGAGCTGAAAACAATGCCCTTTCCAGCTTTAGAGTATACTGCTCCTGCTCTTTTGCGGCCTTAGCTGCCTCACGCTGTGCAGCCGCCGCCTGCCGCTGCTTAGCATTGAACTCATTGAGCTGCCGATTGACCCTTCCAGTTGATGCCTGAAAGTCTTCCATCGACCGTTGAAACTGGAGTGCAGAAACCTGACCCTTACCTAACTCGCGTACAAGGCGGTTAAAGGTCATGGTTGTTGACTGAATCAGGCGATCATTGGCGCCACTATTGCGAATCGCCTGATTCAGCTTCAGTGTAGTCTGAAGAGCAGACAGGATTGCGGCTTCTTGTCGCCGCAAAGCTGCCTCAGCCTTTCGAGCTCCTTCAGACTGATCCTGGGCAGCACGGTTGACTGCCTGCCCAAACTGCAACACAGCACGGCGAGCAGCATCAAGTCGACGCGTGTCTGGACCCAACCCGAAGTTAATATCCCCGAGATTGATGGCCACTATCGCCTCCTCTTGCTCCTACCGCCGGAATTCTGTGTGGTAATATTTGACCGCCGTTTTTCCGCTTGCGCCTGAATTTCCAAGAATGCACCCCAACGAGCAAATTCGTCTGGTGACATTGCTAGGATTTCGCCTTCAGTCTTGCCAAGTGCATACGCAAGCTTAAGAACTGCATATGCTATTTTGTCTCGTTGGAGTTCTTGGCGGTATCGAGAAAATTTACCTCCGAAAGCTCCGTAAGCGCATTGCTCACCCGAATAAAGTCAGCACCGAACGGCATAGCGCGGAAAGAGGCTGCATCTGCTTCTTCAAACGGCCTAATCTGCGTACCAGGAATATACGCATACCGGATAAGGGTGTTGATCACAGCAGCCTGTCGATCTTCGGCCTGCTGTGCATCAATCACGTCGCCAAGCGTCGGCTGCCTGAGCTCAATCTCCTGACCAAAGAACTCGACAATCTTGGTCTTCACCTTCTTGGCGGAAAAGATCTTTGCCCTAAAGGCATCACGATCGATCGGTTCAGACATTTTTGCCTCCATTGATTTGGAACTACCTACAATTACTTTAAAGTTCGGCATCCCTGGCGGAGGAGAGACACATCAAAGTTCGTCGCCACTCTGATGCGTCCTCCTTTTGCCGTTTATGGATATGCCGACAGCGCACCACTGCCCTGGAAATTGACAGTGAATTCATTCATCACCTCAAGACCGCCTGTAAGGGTCAGGTCGGTGATCACAGCTTCACCCTGCTGACCAGTATCACCATCAGGCAGGTACGCTACCTGAATGTACTCATTCTCTTCCCATGCCTTCAGGCACTTCTGTACCGAAACGTTCAGTGCAGCGTCAGGAGCAATAAACCAGTGGAACGGATACGGAACTTTATCGTCATCCGGGACCGAGAGGTTGAACGTGATCGTCTCCTGCTCCAAGTCGCCAACATCACCAGACTGTCCAGTAGACATTGCTTTGAAGAAACCTCGAGCAATGACCTTATCCTGTCCGTCGGGATTGATTTCGATAATCAGTTCGGCACGATTCTGAAGGAGCTGCAGGAAGTTGTTGGCAGACTTGTAGATGCCCTGGAGCTCGAGAGACACCGTCTTAAGACCGTACTCAAAGGTACGATATCCATTGTTCGTCTGTGCGGTATCCATGCAGGTATTGTCGATCGCATTGGCAGTCTGCGTCAAGGTAAACGCATTGGAGCAGCCAACAGCCTGCAGCGGGAAATATGCTCCCGAAGCAATTGTGACAGGGCCAGTAACGACATAACCACTTGCAAACGTAACCTGACCAAAGAGGTAGTCAACCGCTTCAATGTCTTCTGCGTCGACTTCAACCCCGTTGTCCTCGATGATCAGTGGCACTGCTCGGTTCAGCACCCGCTTAGTAGCATCAGTCACCTGATAGACCTGCCCAGACACTTGCGACATGGGCTCATTAGTCAGAGCAGTCGAAGTGCCTGCACGCATGATCGTGGCAACGTAACCTGCAAAGCCTTTATACAGGCCGTTGGCAGAAATCGTCCAGCCAATCAGACCTGTCTGCGTCGAGGAATAGTTCTGGCCAAAGATGGTATCTTCGATGTCACCTGCTTCAAAGGACAGTTCGGCGGTGTTACCTGGTAGAGTATGCCAAGTAGAACCGTTGTCATCCGAAACCCTTACGCGCTTAGCCATTGTATGTCTCCTTATGGCCCTGGATCGTCAAGTGCCTGCCTATTAGTCAGCGCATTTGGCGGACGTTCTTGCAGGATTCGGAAGTTGATCGAAAAGAGTGGCCGATTCTTGTCGTCGTTCTTGACGAAGGCAATATCGGCGAGCATTGTGACACCACTCCACCAAACCTGATCAGCGCCATCCCCAATTGCCTGTGGATCTAGGCCAAGAAGGGCATCCTTAACAGCTTGTGCCTTAGCATATGCTGTAGGATACCCGTGTACGCTACCTCGAATAATTGCCTGTACTGTAACAAAGTCCAGCAACCATTTGGTGTTCGGGTTGAACCCTCCTGAGTCGTACAGTGCAATTATTTCATCTGGTTGATCGGGCATCCAACCGATACGGATTAGCCACTCACTACCAGTCGGTGTTCCAGTTGTGCCTACACCTCTCTGGGTGAGCAACCAACCTACGCCTTGTGCGGGACTAGCCAACGGAGCCCCCATTCATGAATTGTCTGTACAACTGACCCAACCGGACATAGATCGAGGAGAGATCCTCTTTCATTGCCTGCTCGAGGAATTTGTAACGCGTCGGAGCAGCGTGGTTGTATGGGATCTCGTGAACATAAACTGCATAGTTCGGTTTACCCCCACGAGCAAAACCCATTTCAACACGCGGCTTACCCCTGAACGTTGCCTTCTCCAGATAAGCAGAGCCTTTGAGATCTCCGGTGTCAACGGGCGTATACATTAGAGCCTTGTCAAAGGTAGGCTCCAGCGCCTCAAGCATGATGTCTTCTGATACTTCCTCGAATTGATCGAAAATGTCCAGAAGAGCATCTGTCAAGGCTTTTGACTGTCTCCGCATCTGCGCAACATACCCAGGATGTGAAGGCCATAATCCTTGAGACGGAGTACGTTGCAGTCCAACGTTAACATGCAGACGACGCATAGCACATCTACCTCACAGGATTGCTACGTACAACGTCTTCAAGTTCCTCAGATCCGGTAGAGTCACTACTTGCCGAATCTCCCATGCACCTTGAAGAGTAGTCGGATCCGCTTCGGTAGATTCCCCAAGAAACAGGTAACCATTCAGGTCAATGACATCCTTGAAGAAGACTCTACTACGGCTTGTACGTTCTTCTCCTGTCTTATCCCTGAAAAGTTCTGCCCGATCTTCCCATCTACATGCCAACACTTGAGGAGCAGTAAATAGGGGCTTTCCAAAAGCATCTGTACCGTCAGGTGCCCAGTACGTCGCTGTTTGCCGTAGGTTCCGCTCGAAGTTTGGCATCATACTCTCCCCTTTGAATTGGGAGGCCATCCAACAGGATTCTTACCTACGACTTGGAATCGGGCTTTGATACCCTTGTTAGCTTGAGACGCAGCAAGTACGCCGCAAGTGTCCAGTGCTAAAGCCATTTGCCCCCATCTGGAGGCATTATAACCAAACTCCGACTCTGCAGGGGTAGCATAGGACTCATCAGCTTCGCCTAGTTTGCTTCTGCGAAGTGCTCCGCCGCTAACATTACCACCAATAGCAGTGTCGGAAATAGACATAAAATGGGCAGTCAGATAGATGGTAATCTTATCATACCGATCTTCTGACATCGGGCAGTTGGGGCGCAGCTGTTCATTGACAACCATCAAGGCAGTATCCAAGAACGGCTGGATTTCATCATCCGCACGATCTCTGGCAGGGGAGTATACCGCCTTAATATCTGCAATGGTGACAGCCACAGCCCAACTCCGTCGTTAATCAGCAGATTAGTCCCTGGACGGAGCCACGAACCGATCTTTCATAAGCTCATACTGGCGCTGCGTAAGCTTGACTGTGTCGCCCTTGCGGTAAATCTTGACCTGCTTGCCTTCAGCAGTACGCGTGATCTCTCGGTGCTTACCAGACACAAGGATGAACTCGCGCGGCCAGGTTTCAGCCTTTTTTACCTCAGGCTTCTTCACTTCCTGGTTCGTAGCAGGAGCCGCAGTGAAAGTCGTGGGAGTCATGGATTTCGTATCAGCCATTCGATCCTCCTATGGGAAGTGGTGTAGGATCGCTACACCACTTCAAGTGCAGTTCTGATTTGCTTGTTACGGTGCCGTGAAGTGGGCAATACCAGACTGCTCAAGGTAATCATTGCGAACACGCGGAACCATAATCGCAAGAACCTTGAAGTGGAGGATGAAGCCGCCATGCGACTCCCATTCCACAAGAGTCGGCTGCAGCCCATTCACCATGTCAACGGTATCCTTCGACATCTGGACCAGAAGCACTTCGCCAGAAGTCAGATCCTTCGACATCTTAATGGACGTGATACCGGGGATCTCGAGGAGACGCGACATGATGGTCTTGTCAGACGCGGCCTTGAAGTCATCACCCATGTGAATGTACGCATCCGCAGGAACATACATGGAGTACGGTCCATACATGTTATCCTGAACAAGGGCGTCAATCATCGACAGGGTGTCGTCAACCATCTGCTCACCAGTGGCCGTGGCCCAGTTGGCAGTCAGGTTACTCGTATTACGCGCCGGAGCAGTCGTGTAGCCGTAAATCGGGTTATTGGAACCCAGAACAGTCGCGCCCTTAAAGAGCATGGTCTCGATCTGCTCGGCGACCTTACGGCCAGCCACCTCGAGCTGAGTCGTGTCAAGAGCTTCACCAGTCGTCCGCGAGGCTTCAAGCGCACGCAGGTTGATGTTGAAGTCCTTGTGGATGATCGGGATCGGCAGGTGATCCAGCTCATACACAACTCGGTCGTTATCCGACTGGGAAATACCCGACATGGTGACCTCAGCCGGATCCATGTCAGAAATCTTTTCCCACTCGAGGCGGGTCTTACCAAGCGGGTTGGTAAGATTGTACGTCAGGCCAGCCGCAAACAGATCGGCAACGCCGACAAGACGGCTACGTGCAACGTTCACAAGCGCCTTGTCGAACGCGATCCACTCGTCCTTGCGCAGCGTACCATTGGTACGAAGAGCACTGATATTCATGCCTGAAGCCATGAGCTTCTGGGCAACATTACCAAATGCTTTCGTGCTACCGCCGCCACCCAGTCCGGCGACCGCGTCATTGAAATGCACGGACATTGATCTCTCCTTGACTATATAACGCGATTACCTATTAAAGGATGACAACGCGAAGACGGGCTTTCTTATCGCCGGCTGAATTGTCAAGCGCATCAAGCGCCTGAGCAATCGGAACGCCGGTAGTCACCTTGCGCAGCGTACCATCGCCAGCAGACTCCAGCAGATCGCCGATCACGATTGCAGAGGCCGCAGCAGCAACGTTCGCAAGAACGGTGCAACCACTATACACGTACTCAGACTGCACATAATCATTGGTCACATAATCGTCATCGATCGTTGCGCCAACAATGTCATTCTCGACTGCAAAAAGAGGGGCAGCAGCACCGCCCGCAGTTGCATGTCGGATCAGGAGGCCAGACGAATTAATCGTCAGGAGATCGCCGGGAGTGATTGTACCAGCCGCGACAGCTTCCTTACGGATACCACGGCCTTTCAGGAGGATAGTATTGGCCATAATGTAACCCTCAGTTCAATTGATACCGCGGTTCCTTACTGCACCGGAAACAGTGCAGGAGGCATGGGGATGGAATCGTCACTCGCGGCATTCACTCGCGGAGTGGCCGTACCTTCGTACGTCGGAACAGCAGCAAGCTCGACAAGGTTCTCAAGCATGTCGAGGTCGAACGCCTGCAGCTGCTCATTGCTGAACTTGCAGCGACCAGACTCCTGCAGCGTCTTGATAAGTTCGGCCTTCTTCTGGCGATGCATCTTCAGCCCGCTTTCGAAGACTGCACGCATCTCTGCCGGCATCTCCGAAAGATACTCAGCCATCGTTTTGACCTTCGGAGCGCTGTTAGCATGCACTTCCGAGCTGTTCTCATTAGTGTCCATTGCAGGTGCCTTCTTCGTGGACTTCTTCTGGGTGTTAGACTCGTCCTCCGAAGTGGACGCCGGAGTTGCCTCCTGATCATTCGGAGTGTTGGCCGCTTCCGTGTTGTCGACCACCTCGCTGGCGGTCGTATTCGTCTTGGGATCGTCAGGCATGGTGGTAGACTCCTGATTTACAGAAACTCCGGCAGATTCGGAGTTATTGACCGGGACAATCTCCGTCAGAAGATTGACCTGCTCAATGTCGTCACCAAGCGTTACAGTGCGCTCGGCAGAAATGTCATAGCTACGCTGATAGTATGCCCAATCACCTGAGATCGGATCGGAGACTCCATACACAACCTTTCCGGAAGTGAATCCGACTACCCAGGCATAGCTGCTTCGGCCAGTAGCTTTCCGTATGGCGTCCTGAAGCAGCTTGTGTACATCGCGATCGATCAGGCCTTCCGGGACAGCGTTTGCGGTGAGACGCTGGAAAGCTTCAGACTGTGCTGCAATTTCTTCTTGTGTTTGGAGCTTTGTGCCTTTGCACGCTCCGCCGCAACCGCAACCGCAGTCGCCTCTGTTGACTTTAGGACCATTGCCATGATCATGCTCTTTGTTGGTGGACATTGAATACTCCTGCCAAACGTTTGAGTTGGCTCGCATGGCTGCGCCATTAACCCGCGGAGTACCGCAACCATCCTCCACTGAGCAAGCGCCTTTTACACCTACAGACAAGAATGCAAGGTGGTCAGGCACTACATCGCGCCAAATCCCGAAATATTCCTTGCCGTTGTAGGTACCTCTGGCTTCTTCGGTACTAGCAAAAAGTCCTGTGGATACTTCGATCACAGAACCTTTCTGGATCAGATCCACAATTTCCTCGACTTCACCGCCAAGTTCCTTAACCCTGCTTAGGTCGATCCAAGCATCAGCCTTCAGCTTAGTGCCGTCAAGGCGTGAGTTAAACAACTGTCCGAACGAATACTGCTCAAGAACAGCCGGAGAATTGGCAGAAACAGGTACACCATCGATGACAGGATGGTTCATGACTACGGGTCGGCCATTCCACCCTTCAGGGACTTTCCCAAACTCGCTAGCAAGCGCAAGCTCAGGAGTTGCTGCAGTCATTCCCTGCAGAACGCCTTCAACAAGCGCAACAACCGGGACGATAAGATGCTCTCGCCCGAGATACATCTCAGTACGGAGCTCTGCCTCATCGTCCTTATGTGCGCGGAAGCTTACGCTCCTCTTAACGTTTGATGGCATTGAACCCGCTTTCATTGTTATGCAGGATCGCTCCGGTAATCGTTGCTTTAGCAACCATTCCCAGGAATCACTTTATGATCATTATAAACGGTCTTCTACCAAAATTCACGTCTGGCTTTTCTGGTCAGAAAAGTCATTGTAGCTCAATTGACCATCTAATACATTGGACAGCTTATCCAAACGCCTACGCAATTCCCGTTGTGTACGTTTGTGCCGCAAGGCAACTACATGCATACGCTTGAAATCGCGATCACAAATTGTTCGCACAGAAGCCGCCTGTTGAAGCTGCACTGTACGTTTGCCACGTCCTATCAGCCACCATAGTGCCTGAAGCATTGTAGATTACCTCCGGCGTGAAGGCCCCCCGGTATCTACTAGTAGCTCAAGCTTATGCTTGATGTCACTGATAGTGGCGGTGAGCTGTCCAATTGCGACGGCTAACTTGCTATCCGACTCGATATTCTCAGTCACCACATCAGCAAAGCGGGTAGCATGCTTTTCAGAGTTCTGCAGGATGGTATCAGTCAGTTCTTGATTGCGGTTCTTTTCCTTAAAATAAAGGAATGCGAAAAGCATTCCCACAAGAAAAATAATCAAGGCGGCAAATCCGCCACTGTGCAGTACCGTATCGAAAAGCTTTTCCCCCAGACGGGCTAGCGCATCCATTTCTTTCGCTACCTCGTAACTGCCCTATCATAATTATAAAGCAAATTTAGTCCTCGATCAACCAGAATTTAAAAGAACAGGGTAGTCTGTAGGGTTTTTGGTCCTACAAACTACCCATACATTGTATTTAACCTTTCTGCCTCACTGGCGGAGGCGGGAGTAGTCGTGGTTCACCTGCGTTCTGGTGTAGTTCCAGAGCCAGATTCTTCCTCTTCCTCTTCCTCTTCCTCTTCTGCGTTCCCTTGCTCTGGAGATACAGCAGGTTCTGGCAGAAGAAACTTGTTAGGGTCTACTTCTTCAATTGGTGGAGGCAGTTTACCGACAGGAAGGCCAGTAAATACTGGCATTTTGTCATCAGGTGCAATAAGATTGCGCGCCTCTTCAATTGACAAGAAGTCAAACTTGCATTCCTGCGCAACCTGCATTGCTCGGGCAATGTTGACTGCCGAACGTGCCATCTGCGCTGACGTCTGCGCACGTTCCAGCGGGTTCATTTTGAACGGATCTGGCCAGAGAATCTCCAGATTTGAGGGCGCTTCCAGTACATTTGCACGCACAAGTACATCAATGAGCGGCCTCAAAACAATGGGTTCAGCCCAGTTTGCAATCCTTTCAGCGACTCTTGCAGCCCAGTTTGCACGATCCTGCTGAGATGCAAGCTGTCCGGCCTCTGCGCCCATGAGTACGCGCTGCGGAATACCTGTAGCAGCCGACAATAGCGCAATCAGAACAGCAAATACGTTCTTTGGGTCTGCGACATCTGAACCAAGTGACTGGATCTTGACACCCCTAGTCCGAATTACCCGCCGAAGCTGATGCATATACTCATCAAGCTCTTCAGAAAGGTTCTTCTGATCCTCTTCGTCAAGCTCCATTTCCTTGTCGACATCAACCTGCATACCCCTATTAGCCGTAAGCCAATAGGTTTCTGCTGAACCGCCGCAAACTTTTAGCAGGTCGTCAAGGGTGTTATATACGTTCTTAAGACGGGAGTGTCCAAAAACACCGTCTTCCAGTGAGTTGTCTGCTAGATGAAGCACACGTGAATAATGTACATTAAAGGACTTGCGCGTTATGATACCCGCAGTTGCTGGCGAAGTTTCCTGAAAAGGATCACCTGGTTGTACTTGATACAGAACCGGCTTACCAAATCGAGGTGAAGTCTGATCGACTTCATACTGCAGGATCTTCAGAGACCCTTCCAGATAAGGCTGTAGGTAGATGACCCTGTTTCGACGATTGGTATTTACTGGCTGATCCAGACTACGACCATCGTCGAGACCAATAAGCATGATAGAATAAATACCCAAACCTGCAAAAATATCTGCCTTTCGCAGATATGCATACAGGTTAGTCGACTCCACAAGATCATTCCATTCCTTCCATGGAGCGCCATTGACTTTAAGCACGGGCGCATCTGTCCAAGTTGCATCAACAGGTGCGTTGATCACCCGAGTTGCAATGTCTTGGGTCAGATACTTGGTGACGTAGTCCTTATGAACTGGGTTTCGGTTGTACCCAAATACTGCATAGAGATCACGTGCGCCGCCAAACTGCATGCCATTACGCAGCAGGCTAGCCCAACGTGCGAGAGTACCCTGAATGCCCATTGAATCCTCCGCCGATTACGTTCTACCGAACGTTACTTTGCTGCGTCTGACAGCCAAACGTGCTTGACTGCGCTTGATTGCGTCAGAATTCTGTGTTGTACCTGCTCTGCGAGTCCTACCCCAAGAAGCAGAATAGATCTTTTTACCCGTTAGAATGGTATAGCCGGCTCCCGCCGTATCAATTTGGTCATCATGCTGGCCGCTCGGGAATGCATCAAACTCCTTGATGAAGTCATCATTCCAAGGCCCTCTGACCAATTTAACCTTGCCTGCCTCTGCACCTGCGATAAACGGCTGTGCACGAACAAGCTTATTCTTTACAACCGGAACTTCATCGACATCAAAGCCCTCAAGGACGTTGATTCGATAGTGGCTAACAAGCGACTTGCCTGCAGATCCCGGTTCGCGTTCGATACGGATTTTAACTTCTTCGCCATCCAGCTGTGCAGTTTTAGCAACCAAAGCTTCCACTTGGGCAGGAGAGACCTGCTTTCGGACAACGTTCTCAATGTATACCACGTCAGTCATGGCGCAGTAAGACATTAGAGTACCTACTGTCCAATCGCCTCCATCCTCAGTTGCAGCAAGATCCCAGACACGAACACGTTTGAGAACCTTCTGTTCCTGTGGCGGAATGCTGTCAACGATGCCCAGCCAGTTACCATTTGTGATCTTTTTGGTCTCGTCAACCGGTTTTTGCTGGTAAAGTGCTGCAAAGAAGACCGAACCAAGCGTTTCCTGCAGTTCCTGCAGCTTTTCAAGCGGGTAACGCTCCGGGAACAGTGCTTCCCCTACTTGTCGCCCAAGGATGTCGCCGTGTTCAGCAATTGCAGGCAGTTCAATGTAATCCCATTGACCAGGGAAATTCTGCAAAATCCGGCCAATCAGATCGTCAGAATGCCATCGAGTGGCGATAATAATGCATGAACCGTCAGGTTCAAGGCGGGTAAATGCTGTGGTAACGAACCAATTCCAGATATAATCACGGTACGCAGGCGACAAAGCTTCCTTAATTTCCTTGATGTAGTCGTCAATCAGCAGGACATTCGCACCTCGACCAGTAATCGGACCACCAAGACCGACTGCGAACATTCCACCACCTTGCTCGGTGTGGAACGCCTCAACCCGGCTAGAATCCTTGCGGATCCGCGCATTTAGTAGTGCAAAATTCTCCTCATCCAGGAAAATATCACGTACTTGGCGCGAAAAACCAGTAGCAAGGTCTGCACCATAACCAGTCAGGATGGTTTTATACTGTGGAAATGTCTCCAAAATCCAAGCAGGAGTGTAGACTGAGGTCAACTGGCTCTTACCATGACGCGGAGGCGCAGAAATAATGATTCGCGCACCACCTCTGGCAATTCCCTGTGCAATTTTTGCACTGATATACATGAGGTGAGGCGCGGGAATCCATTGTCCCCGGCTAATCTTGTGTGCAAAAGTCGCAGGTGTCAGCTTCCAGTTAGACAAAATATGCTGGAGTTTCTGTTTCTGTCTGGGAGAATGGAGAATTGGTTGGTTCATATCAGTCACCACTAATCTGCTGCTGGCGAATAATCAGCTGCTGCGCCATATCAACAACTGAGGGATCCGCAAGCAACTGGTCGACATCCGTCTGAACTTCTGTTTCAACCGGTGCTCCATTCTGAGCAAGTTGCTGAACAAGAACGTTGACAGAGGGAGGTGCTCGACGGTTTGCGTCGTTGTTCTCCTTTGCCTCACCATTTGCGGGCAAGCCGGTGGAGATGCGCTGGATCTTAACCAGCTTCTCCATCATGCCAACTGCCTTTTCAGGTGTCAAAGAGTCATCATCAAATGCAGCCGATTCCAAATAGGTGTACAAACGGCGGAGTAGTTTGGATGCCATTTGGTAATGGTCATCCTCAGTCGACAGCATCCGCTGAAGCTTGAGCTTTTGGTGGTGGGCAATCTGATAAAGGTCAAAAGCCTTTACACGCCATGGCCAATAATACAAGTGGTAGTACTCTCGAAGATCATCGAGCTTGTATCCTACCATGTCACTAATTTGCCGTGCACCACCCATCTCTAGGTAGTCGACAAATGCACTATATGCTTCGTCAGGCTCGAATTCCAGTTTGCGCCAGAACAGGTGTCCATTTGGTGTGACTGGGAAGCCGTCATCATAAGTCAGCTCAATCGTGGCTGCCTCTAGACACTCTTCACAATCTGTAATGTTATATACAATGTTAGGACCGTCATCAGCGGAGGAGCCAGACGAAGTAGCGGTGGTGTTCTGCGACTGGTATCTTGTGATCGCATTGGCGAACATGCGAACGTCTAGCATATCAGGACGATATACATAGATCGGCAGCCCGTATTTGTTCAACGGGATTGATTCGTTCAGTTGCTGAATGAGTTGCCATGTTTTGTTGAGCTTCTTGGGGTTGAGCTTCCGCAAGAAACTAATCTTCCCGCTAATATCAACTGGGAGTTCTGGCTTAGGGAGGGTCTTGTATGGCTCAACAGCTTCACGATCGCGGCATTCATCCTGCTTGAACTGAGGCTCACGCAGACCTGAGAGATCCATAGGCGCAGTCGTGGCCTTATAATCTTCAGGGGTAAGATCAATCAGATTTGGCATTGGTGCTGCCACTTCCTGAAAAGAATTGGTCAACATTATATTACCATTTTCTAGTGTGGGAGGGCAACCGGAAAAACGATGGTCCCTAAAGGTGCATTATGCTTGGTATCCACTGAGTGCAGTTTGGGTTGAAGACCCGCAATGTGGTGATGTGGTGATGCGGCGACATGACGATGCGGTGATGTGGTGATGTGAGAAACATGTCATACCATTATTAGCCTATCATTTTTGCACTTGAGACCGATTCTATTTCTGTATTATAATACATAGTATCCTGAAGGATACCCAGGTGCTAAAAGGCTGCATAAACACCTAAAGTCTGCAACCAATTGGTTATCAGGGAAACGAGGCAATAAAAATGACGCATCCGGTAATATTCGAACTCAAGCGCGATGGTTCGGTAGATTTTGAGCGGACGGCAAGACGCCGGATTGAAGGTGTTTTCGAAAGGATCCATGATCTGGTTGCAGCAGATACTTGGGTCAAGGAACTTCACGATGAGGTCATGCACTTCGAACTCGGCCGAACCAGCCCTTTGAACGATGATGACACCGACTTCTTCAATATGTCATCGTTCTTCTACTCCCAGCTGTACTCTTATTGCGCTGGACGCATGTGGAGTATTGAAGGGACACTGGGTAATATCATTGCTGCATCACTTAAAGCAGAGGAGGCTCCAGCATAACACCAACACAACCATCGAAATACACCTACATCGAACGTTCTAAATCCAAGTCCAAACTGATCAATGAGAGTATGAGGCGTGCGCACTCCTAGACAGAAAAGACAGGATAGGAGTTATCTCCAATGACAAGAAATTTCAAGATGGACCTGAATGCATTGAAGGCAATAGACCTCGAAGACCCTCGTAAGCAGAACCAGGTGCTTCGTTATCGCGAAAACCTTATCAAGGAAGCTGGTTCGAAGAGTGAGGCGATCAGGCGGCTCAATGCTGAAGGGTGGACGCGTACGCAAATTGCTGATTTTCTGGGTCTGCGTTATCAGCATGTGCGTACAGTCCTGATTACCCCACTCACTTCCAAAGCTAGATAGGCTCACTCCGACAAAGTGACCTCCACCCATCTAGCTGATGGAAGTAGGGCTACTGTCTAAATGATGGTAGCCCTTTCTTTTTGGCCGTTGAGGCCCTTTAAAAATCATGACTACAACCGCATCTACAAGATGCTGTTCTGAGTGCAGTTTGGGCTGAAGTGTGAACCCAAGCCTAAATATACATGTGCATATACATGAGGATGAAGATGTGGATGTGGGTGTGGATGTTGCCTGATGGGCATAAGGCAAACTGTGCCAAACTGTCTATGAAAATTACCTAGTGTTGTTTTGACCACTGGGCGCAGGGAGGACACGGTTCCTATTCCGTGTCCGAAAATTACTCCATTGAGGCATTAAATCCTGGTCATAAAATGATCCAAGTGACTTGAAAATAATACGATTTGACCCATAGATTTGTGTTGATTGATCCTCGAAGATGGTGTATATTGAATTTGTAAGTTGATAAGAGATTAATCAATCAACTTACACAAGTGAAACCACAGTAACACACAAAAGGAAACATTATCATGGCCACCAAGAAGATCGAGAATGTTGTTGAGTCCACGGTTGTTCCGGAGATCGATGTGGAGGAGCTCCTCAAGGAACACAAGACAAAGTCTAATGTTATCCGGTTTCTCTCGAGTCAGGGTAAGACTCGATCGGAGATCGCGAAACTCCTGAACATCCGGTACCAACACGTCCGGAACGTCCTGACGACCCCGTTGAAAAAGGGATGATTCACTGGTTCTTAGTAGGGTGGTTCACTACCACCCTACTCCTCCTCCTTTTGGTACAGGTTCTGAGATGACAACACAGAACAGAAGTGAATATGTGACCATCAACATTCTGATCCTTAGTCAAGACACTAGGATCAGGATCCTAAAGGAACTGACTGACTACTATGGAGACTTGGTTCTAGATCTGACCAAACAGAACATACATCAACCAGACGTCCCATCTTGTATCGAGTCGGTCGAAGAAACTGGTGCGGCTATTAGAAATATCGTCCAGACCATCACTGACTATCTGTGACTAGGATCTTCCTAGTAGGGATCGGGGGTATGATGGTAATCATCATCTCCCTGATCCTCCTAGTTCAAATCCTGAGGTAAGGATAAGGAGTACACAACCAATGCGCCCCACTATTGTCTTAGGCGAGCTCGCCTCGCTCACCGCGTTCCTCACCGCCCTCGTAGGCTGGCTGTACGTCCTCGCATGAATGTATGCCCGATTGAACACTGTCGGAAGAGGGCGCAAGCCCTCTTCTTTTTGGTCCTTGTCGGGCCCGGACCGCCCAGGTCTGTATACAGCCCGCATATTTGCTCTACCTGCCCCTCGCCCATGCTACAACTCGCCCTCGCCCTCGCCCATGATTTTTGCACTAGAAGACCATCGCTTGTCCAAGATATAATGAATCCATACTTGCACAGAGCGAGGCCACATCATGACCAGAGCCAAAACCACACATAGGCGCAGGAGCGAAGTAGTAGTAGTAGAGGTGGGTGACAGTGAGGACCCGAACACACTTGGTGTGCGGACGGAAACTTTGGAACAATTCCTACACGACATTCATGGGACGTCTTCCCAAGAGAACTTACCGGAAAACGAAGGGATACCGTCCTTGCAGTTCTTGAAGGAACATTTCAAGACCAAGAGCGCGGCCATCCGGTATCTGCATGAGCTGGGCTTCCCTGTGAAAGTGATCGCCAAACACCTGAACATTCGGTATCAACATGCCCGAAATGTCTTGAAAACCGAGCTCAAACGCGGTCCCAACGAACCGCTACCTGCTGACCTTCTCAGTCTGGGCTGTGGTGGGATCGCGCAGACCATCCTAACATCGAAAGACCAAAATTGATGGTCAGACACAGACATTCCAAACTGAAACCGTAGACAAACCCGTCGGACTTTAACGGCAAACCCGTCGAACATTTAAAGGGCAACGTAAGATGCCGATTGTGCAATATGTCCACCCGACAACGCAGACAACCGTTACTCGTACGATCCCTGTTCCAAAGAAAGTGCAGGAACTGTATAAAGGGTGGTACAAAGAGGCCCGCAAGTGGTGTCCGCAGATTCCGCCATTGAATGAACCAAATGTAGGGCAATATGGTGATGGGAGGATCTATCGAGTACAGTCAGAACCCGAGGTTTCGTTGGATTGGATCAAGTTCGTGCTGGAGAACGACTTGGGTGAGAAAGCACATGTAGTCATCAACCGTCGTGCAAGAATGTAAGCACGCATACGACTGAAGAACAGGGTGCCGCATTGGTATGTAGGCACCCCAAATTTTTCTACAAAACCGCCCGACAGGTAGGTGCATGGGCGGCACGGGCCCCAGAAATCCCATACAAAACAAGACATCCAAAGACTTCCTGATATATCCTCAGACATGCTTATTCATTTATTCAAAGAAGTCATTAAAGTTCCTCGGTAACTAATGAAAGTAATAGGTAAATGCCGAGCTAACTCATTGAAAAACAACAAAAAAATGGATTCCCCTAATTAATTAGTTTGTTTTTAGTCCTTTTTGAAATCCTTATGAATTTAGTAAATGTAAGCACATACCCTTTTTTTAAAAATCGAGACTCTACAAAACTAATGAAGTAATGGAACTCATTTTGTTGTTTAAAATCAACAACTTAGCTAGATGCCTCCCTATTACTAACATTACTTACCCAATCAATTTAAATTCGACTTATTCACAAACTGCACCGCTATACCACATCAATGGTTTTGCGGGTTTTGCACGTTACATGTTTTTTGCGGGAATACACCGCAGCCCAGACTGCACTCAAAGAATGTTTTGGTCAAATACGGATTTCCTCTTGAGCTCGACAAATATTAATGATATAATCAAGAAGTTAACCCATCAGGTTACAGGTAGGAGTAAAGAGGATGCAGGCAGAAGACTTTGAAGACTTGGAAATGCATACTGAATTTCTTCCATCAGGCGAAGAACCGACTAAACCTGGGACAATCGAGGAAGCAAAAGCTCAGGCATATTTCAAGTTCTGCCAACATGTCACACAGCTCAAGCTTCTTGGGTATACCCAGACAGAACTTGCCCAACTACTAGCGCTCCCGCCATACTATGTTTCACATTATCTGAAGAAACGCCTACAGGTGACTGATGAGGTAGTCTTTAAGATTTCGGAGCTTCTTGACCAGGCATCTAAAGGCCTTCTCCCGCCTCCAAAACGCAGTGCGTCACATCCAGCCACTGCAGAAGGCGCAGAACATCAAGTATCTGGTAGACGGTCTACAGTGAGTGCTTCCAATTGGCCGTCATTTGCTCGAGAGACTGAGGAAAGCCGCGCATTTGCAAGACATATTGTCAGTGAGTGGAACCAGAACCGCGGTAATTGGAATGAGATGAATGGCGTACAGCTTTCTATCCACTACTTGAAGATCCTAGGCGCAACTCATGCCGAGATCGGTGGTGTGATGAAAGCATGGCAGACTCAAGTTACGCTATTCCTGAATGGTGCAGTCCCGACGAAAAACCAGCTTCTGGAGCTGTATGAGTTTATCAAGCAAGGTATTCCCGATGAATTGAAGGAAGTTAGGTGGCTGGAGCTTCTAAGACAAGAAGCAATGGAAAAACTGGAGCAGAACATACACGAAAAATGGACTGGATAATCCACTTGCTAGACTATTGAATGGTTCACTATAATAGAAGGCGTGGGGTAAACAGAAGGAACGGTAATATGTACGATGACCGCAAGGAAATTGAGATCGCTGAACGGACTCTTACGACTTCGGTTGCGCTGACGATTCTACGAGGCCTGTTCTGGGTCGTTGTAATGGCATACACTGCAATCTACGTGATGCCGTTTGCGTTAGATCTTGCACGGATTCTCAAGGAGTAAAGTCATGACCATCACAGGCATGACACGAGACACCATCGAGAGACGGATTCGACAGCTGGAGGCGGAAGCCTTGGCTGCACACAACAATGGAGATGAAGAGCATGCGGATCATTGTAGGCAGATGGCAGAAGTCTATCGCCAGAGTCGCCTGAAAATGATGGAGTTCGAGTCTGGCATACAAACTACTCGCATGTGGCTACTGTACATTGGGATTACCGTGTTTCTGGCGGCTGTGGGATACCTTTGTCTGCACTAATAGACTGCAGCCCAACCACCACTACTACGAGTCTCCTGCGCTAACCGCGCGTATCCAAAGGCAGAACAACCATGTCATATATGACCAAAGTATACAACTCTATCAGCATCGAAGCTCTGGACGAAACGACCAAAGAATGGCGTAGGATCTCATATGTCCAATATGACCCATCACGTAAAGCGAATCGGCGTGTGGGCGATCAAATAGAGTATTGCCGTGCAGGAGCAATCGAACAAGCACAAAAGTGGATGGAGCAGTGGTATCGTACACCGCAGTTCAATAAGCGACTGCTTCGCCTCGTCGACCATCGTTCAAATACGGAGATTGTACTCTGATGGGTAGGGATTTGACAAAGGGCGGATAGCAGGATATGCAGAAGCCAAGTGGGAGATCCGTCAAGCATTAGGAGTCATATCATGACAGCACAAGCTATAGGCGATGCATTCACCAAACTAGCTAATGGCAAATACCAAGCATATGTCGTCAGCACGCCCAGAGACGGACTGTTTGTCGGTTATTTCATGGGACTTAGCTTTTGGTCTCTTTTGGATGCGGCTGGGCAAGACTGTATTCCGGTCTTTCCGTCCGTAGCTGAAGCCCGGGAAGCAATCAATCAAGGCCATGGAGAGGGATACTGCGAAAGTGCACATGCAACCTTCCACTGTATAACGGTCGAACATTTAGATCACGCAACGGCTCAGGAACTAGACAAAGCAGTTCCAACTATCCCGCCTGAAATGATCGCCCCACTTCGGTCGAACTCTCCAAACTAGCGGAGGCCGAAATGGGAAAGACCCGAAAATTGGTTCCTCTTGTAGACTATGCTGAAGAAGTCATGGAGGACTTGCCAAAGTTGATCGCGTCTTACCCAACAGGTGTAAGGATCACACATCTTCAGGCGTACTATGGCGAAACGTCATCCAGAACAGTCAAAGTAATGTATATGCTTGCAGAACAGGGTAGAGTCCATTTAGGACGTACAACCTCTCGAGCACAGTACATCACTCCGATTGGGTATGAACCTCCTACCAAGTTTCCAGAACTAACGGAGCTGCAGCGCAAGCTGTTGATGTACATTCTGGACAAGTGTAACTCACACATACCGCCAGCATCAATGATCAAAACAAACTACCATCAACTCTCTCGGATTATGAACAGTTCATATGGTGGAATGCGTGCATGCCTAAAACGGCTCATTGAGCTTGGGTATCTACATATGACTGAGCAACCTAAATCTGGTAGACAAGATGGTATGGTAATCTCCATAGGAGCTAAGGCCCTAAAAGAGACATCTTGAAATGTCCTAATGAATCATTGTATAATATAGAATGATGGGAAGAGGGAGCGGAAGTCAACCAATGTTTGAACATGCAATCCACGATCAAGTACCGAAAGGTACATACCTGATTGTCTTCTATGACGGTTGGAAGCATGTTGCTGAGGTCGTAACCGACATCTCACAGGAAGCGGTTACGCAACTATGCAAAGACATGGATGGTGCAGATATGTACGTATCGAGTTGCATGCGACTATCACCCGAACAAATTGAATCAAGCGACTACCGGATATTCATTAATAACAAGTGGCATGCAATCAGTGAACTGAAAACAAGGGAGTACTCTGACGAATGACATACCCGAAGATCATGTTTGCAGGCTTTGTTGCGTTTTGTGCAATGATTGCCATGCAAGAGTATCAAGCACATCGTGCAGAACAGATTGCTGCACAGGCTGCAATTGAAGCTCAGAAGGAAATTGAATCCTTCCAGAACAAAATAATCTAGTCGTACATCAACCAGATGAAGAACAGGCAACCATGATCGACCTTTCAAAGTTCAGACCACTCCTGTCTGCAACAGTTGAGCCAGGCACTGAACATTTGCTGAAGTTCCCGCTACTGGGTAGCCCGAAGATCGACGGTATTCGAGTTATCTGCCACCCAACTTTGGGACCAGTAACGCGTACTCTGAAACCCGTACCAAACAAATTCATCCGGGAATATCTGTCGCATCCAATGTTGCGATGGCTTGATGGGGAAGTCGTTGTTGGCGATGCGTGTGCGCCAAACGTCTTCAACCTATCTCAGTCTGGAGTGATGTCACAGGACGGTACTCCAGATTTCACGTACATTGTGTTTGACCACTTTGGCAGTAGTTCACTCAATTGTCCTTTCAGTCTTCGACTAAAGGATGCAGAGATTGCTGTACGAGAATTTGCCATACAGTCTGAAACGCAGTCGCGCGTACAGTTTCTTAAACACACCTTGATCGAAGACATCATCTCGCTAGATCAGTTCGAAAGCGAGATGTTGGACAAAGGTTATGAAGGTGTCATGCTTCGACACCCTCATGGCAAATACAAGTACAACCGCTCTACCTTCAAAGAGCACATCCTCCTGAAAATGAAGCGGTACGAAGATGACGAAGCAGTCGTTATCGGGTGGGAGCCGCTCTACAGGAACAACAACAAGGCATTTATCGATGAACGAGGGTACCAAAAGCGGTCAAGTCACCAAGCGAACAAAATTGCTGATGACAGTCTTCTAGGAAAACTTCTGGTCAGGGGTTCTTCAGGGAAGTGGGCTGGCGTTCAGTTTGACATTGGTTCCGGTTTTACTGAAAGCCAGCGGCGCGACTATCGAAATCAGATTGATTCCCTGATAGGTAAAACTGTGACATACAAATATCTACCATATGGGTCAAAGGATGCACCGCGCCATCCAATCTTCAAGGGCTTCCGCTATGACTGATCAGCAACCGCAATCGCTAGTAGAACTGACAAAGCTTCTACATCTGTACAATCTGCAGATGCAACAAGTGCGTGAAGAGTTCGACAAACAGCAAAAGGAGCTCAAGAGCAAAATTCAGGAAGTACAAACCCAAATCAAAATGTTGAACAGTGGCCTGGATCTTGGGAAGATCCGATCTGCTGAAGCCATTATCTATGTTGCAGGTAAGTATTTAAATGGAGGTACTGCACGGAACACTGTTATCAACGATGTGATAGCATGGTTTTGTGAACTGGAGCCAGTAAACTATCCAAACCTCTGGCAAAGATATGCAGCCACCAAAGACTACGATCGGTGGTCGGGTCAGAGGCAGGATTGTGAATACGGGTTTGTCCCCAAACATGGCCGGATTGTCTTTGAAATTGGTATCCATCGTGATTTACGTCAAGCGTGGCCTGCTGATACCAAGCCATCACATGCATTTGCTCCCAGTGACATCGAAGCAGTAGTGTACTACCTGAACAACATTGAGCGCATCGAACTTGCCAAAGAAGCCGGAGATGTAAAATGACTCGAAATACGGCTGAGATGCTTGCTCGAGGTCTTGCAAAACCGGAGGAAGACTAACATGCCTGTCATCCACTTGACCGAAGGTGAAATGGATATCAAATCCCTCACCACGTTTGGTCTCCATGCAAAGCCTAAGACTGATTCGCCAATCGGGTATTTTGGTACCGGATTGAAAATGGCAATTGCGGTGTTGGTGCGCAACAGATACACTGTTGTTCTTTGGATCGGAACAAAATGTTTCGAGTTCTATGTCAAAGACATCGAATTCCGAGACAAAGGTTTCGGTCAGGTGATGATGCGTAGAAAAGATGGTCTTTTTGGCAAGTGGCGATATCAAGAGCTACCCTTCACAACCGAACTTGCCAAAAACTGGGAGGTGTGGCAGGCTTTCCGTGAACTCGAAGCTAACACCCGAGACGAGAACGGATCAACTTACTATGACACTACTCCTCCTGACCAGATCATCAATTCGGAGGGGTATACGAAGATCATTGTTGACGGGCGTGAATACGAAGATGCGTGGCACAATATCCATGACATCTTTATTCCTGGAGGATTGTTGCGCAAGGAAGGGGACGATACAATCCAGGTCTTCGAGCGTTCAAGCAAATACATTTACTACCGTGGTCTTCGGATTGTTGATCTGGAAGTTCCTTCACTATACACGTACAACATCCTGTCTCCGATTGAACTGACAGAAGATCGGACAGCGAAGTCGATATATTCGGTCAACTACCTTATTGCGTCGTACATCGTTACCTCGAAGGATCCGAAATTTGTGTCCCAAGTGGTAACCGCCGACAAAGACAAATTTTATGAGGGGCGTCTGGACTTCGAATATCTGTACCAGAGTCCGTCTAATGTCTTCAAGGAAGTCGTAGCCGAGAAACTTTCACGTCAAGAGAAATCTGTTCTGCCAGGAATCGCAAGCTACTACGAATCCTACAGCCCACCTCCTCCACCTCCTCCAAAGGAAGAGCAACTCTGGTATAAGCTCCAACAGTGGTATTTGAAGACTGCGGGTTCACACCCTGAGCTGTTTAAGGTTGATGACCACAACCTCTTCCAAAGTTGCTTTGACGAGTTGGGAAGGCCTGCGACAGAGGCGGCGAAGGCTCTTGAAACGGAAGCAGTAGATATTGACGACACCATACTCTTCTGAGGCACTACAAACAGTTATGGAGGACAACTATGAGTAAGGAATACAACGGTGAAGTTTTCCAACTGACTATTAATGACGTAGCACAGGAGCGACTCAACACTGAAAAGGTCAAAAGCAAGTTAACTCCTGCAATGCTTAAAGAGTGTACGGATGTAGTTACGTTTCAGCAGTACCGAACCAAGCGTCTTGCAGGTACAAAGAAGGCATTCAAAATGCCCAACCTCGAGAATGCCACACCAAGTGGACTGATTGACATGCTTGGTGACGTTCGAGAACAGATGGCTGACCTCAAAAGGCTGGAAGGTATCTACAAAACTGCGCTTGAAGCGCGGTTGAAGAAGGAAGAGGAAGACAAGAAAAAGTAAGCGGGAGCTCCACAGGATCACTAGACCAACTGTATCCTACTTGTAGACAACACAACAATGATATATTATTGTAGGATATGGTTGGTGTAGTGGACTACTACCACTACCACTACCACTACTACCGAGGTGGAGGGCGGGCGTACGATGTCAATCACAAATCACCCAAACGTAAGGGCAGCAATTGCAATGTCTAAGGAAGAACTTGACGAGCTACCGATCGGTGAGGTTATTGACACGGATAAAACTATTCGGGATAAGATCATTCACGTACTTTCGATCTACCCCCAGATCTCTACTAGTATGCTCCAGATCGGCGTCGGTACTTCTTTGATGCCCGCTCTGTGGAAGCCTGTACTGGAAAAGATGATCGAAGAGGGGATTGTCAAGCGCGTCCGAAAGACAGTCGTGACTCCTACCGACCGCCAGCAGTCATATACGATTTTGTCTCTGGCACAGCCTGATGCACATCGCTAACTACGACGACACGCATTTCTGGTGAGCCATGACGACCGACAATCGTATGGCGGAGGACCTTGCGACGTCAGGGCTGACAATTGAAGACGTGAATGCACGTTGGATCTCTAGCCCAGAGAAAGCCGCAACTAGGACTCCGTTCTCTGTAAACGGCTATGTAATACCGTACTTCAACATCCACGGTAAACCCGCATCTTTCTACCGGGTCAAACTGTTTGACTTTGACCCTAAGTATAAGCAGCCAAAAGACACTCCTAATCACGTCTACTTCCCTAAGGGTTTCATGGCTTGTGCAGAAAAGCACAACTATGTTATCCTGACTGAGGGAGAGAAGAAGGCTGCTTTGGCTACAAAAATGGGCTTTCCTGCCTGTGCTTTGGGTGGTGTTGATAGCTGGCGTAACCGAATTGTTACTCTTCCGGCAGATGCTGAGCTGAATGCCAACGAGAAAAAGGTTCAAGCAAAACTGCCCGCAGGCGAAGAGCTGACCGAAGATCAGATGGCACCGCTTGCATTGGGTATGCAGGAACTGATTGATTACCTGATTAATTCGGGTAAGCATCTTGTGATCATTTACGACACTGACAGCCAGTTCGGAACGAACTTTCAGGTCCAACGCGCAGCTGCATCACTGGCATTCGAGCTTCGCTTCAAAGGTGTCCGATTCGATCGTATCCGGCAGCTAACTCTACCACTACTTCCGCAGTTGTCAAAGGTTGGACTGGATGACTATTTGCTAAACCAACCAACAAACACTGCATTTCATGACTTGCTAACAAACTGTCTACAGAAACGTTCGGCATTTCCAAGACATCCAAACATTCGAGACTACTTGAACAAGCGTCTCCAGAAGCCCAAGTTGTCTCGAAAGGAGATGCAGCAGGTTGCTATTGCAATTCTGTCTGAGCTGGATGCCGGTGGTTTGCGGCTGAGGTCTGCAGATGAACTGCAAGCATATTACTTTGACTACAAAACCCACAAGCTCATGAAGGTATCCTTTACGGGTCAACCAAATGAGATGACCGAAACAGAGTTCGGACAATACATGTACCGAACATTTGGACTTGGCGCAGCAGACTTTCGAGTCATGCAATGGCTTGGTACTCAGTTTACTGGTGAAGATCCAATTGAGGATGTTACACCATACCGAGTGTTTGCACGGCCGAATTTCCACGATGACAACGTCATCATGCAGATTAGTGATGGTGAATATGTCATTATTGACAAGAATGGACTTACAATCAAGGCAAACGGTACTGACGGTATCCTGTTTGAGTCGGGACATGTAAAACCAGTTGACACCGAGAAGCTCAAGGCAGAATGGGTAAAGCAGACATCCAACAATGCTGACAAACCACTACCCAACTGGTGGATGGACGTTTTGTCACTTGTCAGGCTAAAAGACAAAGACAAGCAACGTGTAATCACTGCTCTAATGTTCTACCTGTCTCCTTGGCTGTACAGGTGGCGAGGTACTCAGCTGCCTATTGAGATGACTCTCGGTGAAGCCGGCTCTGGCAAATCAACACTGCAGGAACTGCGTCTCTCAATTCAAACAGGAGTTCCTAAACTACGCAATGCTCCGCAAGACCTTAAAGACTGGCATGCGTCTGTAGCAAATAGCGGCGGCTTGCACGTTACAGACAACGTACAGCTTGTTGATAGGAACTTACGGCAGAGACTCTCAGATGAAATCTGCCGTATCATCACCGAACCTAACCCTACCATTGAAATGCGTAAGTATTTCACTAATGCTGAGCTTATGCAGATTCCGGTACGATGCGTATTCGGTATTACTGCGATTCAGCAGCCCTTCCTAAATGCAGACATCTTGCAACGTGCAATCATCATTGAACTAGACAAAGCGCAAGACCTGATTAATGGGTCCCTATCATATGATGGTAGGTGGAAAGAGCAGCAGCTGTCTCGCTTTGGCGGACGTGAAGCGTGGTTGGCTCATCACTTTACTGTCCTGCATCGGTTCTTTACGCTCATCCAGCGGCGTTGGAACATGGCTTATCAAGCTAAGCACCGCCTGATCAACTTCGAACAGGCATTGTGCATAATGGCTGAGGTATTTGGTATCCGAAGTGACTGGATTCCTGACTATCTCGTAGGGGTGACTAACCATGCAGTAACAGAAGCAGACTTTGCTTTCGAAGGAATCTGTGCATTTGCGGCATATTGGCGTACTCATGGAATGAATGGTAAGACATATCGACCATTTACCGTTCAGGAAATTGCCAATTGGGCAATGAGTAGTGATGTGTACGACAAGTGCGAGCAAATCACCAATACCAGAAAACTTGGGCGCTATCTGAAAGTGCATAAGACTATGATAGCGAGTGCTGCCGGGATTGTTGAAGGAGGAAGCAGTAATAACCGACAGATGTATAAATTGCTTGAAATAAATTAAGTGCGACCATTAAATTGGAGCTTGAGGACACAGCTATGAAGCTATATAATCAATAATGTACTGAATGAGACACCTCTGCGATGAATGTGGAGGTTATCGGAGGTTTATCATGGCAAAGCGTGACAAGCAGCAGGAGGCTGAAATGTTTGAGACGACGAACACTGAGAACACTGAGAACACCGCTGCCGTCGTGGAAGAGACGAAGACGGATGAGCGCTACAAGATGGTCACGCATCCAGAGACGGGCGAGCTGGTGAAGCGCAAGGACTTCATCCTCGAGTGCTGGGTGCAGAAGCGTATGTCGCGTGGCGAGATCGCCAAGAAGCTTACCGAGATCACGGGCAAGAAGGTTCCGTACCAGATTGTCTTCGCTGCGACGAAGAATGTCGCCGGCGGCCCTGTGAAGACGGACGCTGCTTCGGCTGAGGGCACCAACGAAGGCGCCGCTGAGTAAGCACCTAGAGTCTTACGACTCCTCCCCAACTAGCCGGTCTCAAGCAATTGGGATCGGCTATTTTTCTGCCTAGGAGCCGAGGATGTCCAAATTTAGTGTATTCCGCAAGGCATGTAACCAGGCAAAGAACATTAAGCCATTCAGTGGAACACTCCTTGCATTAGATCCTGGTGAGACGACTGGTTGGGCAAGTTTTAGTGCAACTAATGAAGTGAGCGCACTTGTAGACCAAGGACAGATCAAGACTTGGCCTCAACAGGATATGGTTGAACAACTGACCAAGCTCTACGACCATGTCAAACCTGATTTAGTGGTGCATGAATTATATACAGTATATGACTGGAAAACTGATGATCATGCATGGTCGCAGATTCCGACAGTACACGTTATTGGATGCATAGAAACACTGTGCATTCAACGTAGTATCCCGTTCATTTCACAGACAGCACAAGTTGCAAAGAACTTTTGCACTGACAACAAGTTAAAGTCGTGGAACTATTATATCGAAGGACGACGGCATGCCCGGGATGCAATTCGACACGGGTGTTACTTTCTATTGTTCGGAATGGTCAGCAAATAATTTGGACTCTTGAGTGATCCTAATAGCATGCAATATAATATGGAGAATGAAAAGATGGAGGGTGACTGATATGAGCGCAATCAAATACATTGCCATTTTCTCCAACGGGACGCAATATGAAACCAACACCAAGCGTCCGACTGCATATGCTTGGCGTGTTGAATGGAAACGGACGAATGGTGACATGGCTGATGCGGGAGGATTTTCCGCAACCCGCGAAAACGCTGAAAAGGCGATGAACGCTTGGATTGCTCGTATCAACAAAGGTCCCTACAATGCCGGAATTACTTTTAAGGAAGTTGCCAAAGCAAATCCTGGAGCGTGACTGATGTTCAAGCAAAGCCTGGGAAGCATAAGCTCAAGGGTGTTACTTTCTATTGTTCGGACAGTTAAATACCCGCTTGTGATCCATTAATGAATCGTAGTATAATACAGAATAGATGGGTTTCAGATCAAGCATAGGAGACTGACATGCAGCTGTTCGGAATCAAAATCGTTTCTGCCAAGCACTACAACGAACTTGAGCTTCGAATCCGGAACATTAATGAAAGTCTCGCAGAGCTCTCGGCCTGCGTAAGCGATCTCATGGAGCTTGAAGAGGCGCGGCGCAAGAATAAGTTCAGCCCCAAGCAGCGTATGGAGCACCGCCAGGCAGTCGACGCTAAGTTTCGCAGCCTTGCGTCCAATATCGATCGTTTGCTGCAGGGAGTTAAGTGATGAACAATATCTGCCCCGACACTGGAATTGATGTTACAGGTTGCACTCCCGCCAAAAAAGGCGGAATTAGAGGTAAGAGTTTTTGGAACTATACATGCAGCATGTGCGGTAATGCTGCCTCCAATGCTTACAGTGAACCTCATCGTTCGCGAATGCTCCGCAACCGCATGTGTTTCTCATGCGATCACTGGCATGAGAACATTGACAAGCGGTTGGAGAAGGATTACAAGCGATCGACTATTATTGACGGTCATTTGTATTCTCCTGGTAACCGTACAACCGGGTCATTTCGTGGAATGGCCGGTCGCCGATTTGACATTGAATACATCGGAGAGTCCGAGTTCGCAGGGAAAAGGATCACTACCTTTGACTTGTGGAGTGCAGGTGCAATGCCTGAATGGCTGCAGAAAAAGTATCCTGACACTGCTCGTTTCATAAACGGGGCATCCAAGAACACTCATCAGTACAAGCCTGATGGACTTGCGACGACTTCTTGGAACCCCTCGGAAAGTCGTGTCGAACCCTACCCGCTACCATCCGCTCTCGGGCTGAAGTGATGGCTCAAGCAAAGCCTAGGAAACATAAACTCAAGGCGGGTCAGAAGATCCATTCGTGGACTCTGATCCAACGCCTTCGGGATGACACTACCACCAAAAGTCCTAATCTGAAGATCCGGTGGCGGTGCGAATGTGTATGTGGTACTCGGATGACTCTTCCGCAATACTATCTTGTCCGAGAGAACCCGAAGACAGATTGTGGATGCGGACGTAAGACTCTCAAGACCATTTACAACCAGGAATATCGTATCTGGTTAATGATGCATGTCAGAACGGAAGATCCGACACATGTTGCGTATAAGCATTACGGTGGAAGAGGTATCCGGGTCTGCGATGAATGGCACAAGAGCAGGGGAGACGAGGGTTTCAAAGCCTTTCTTGACTTCGTCGGTCCGCGGCCATCACCGGCTCACTCAATTGACAGAGTAGATAATGACCTTGGCTATCAACCTTATCAAGCTGATGGAGTCACAAGGCAAGTTCGATGGGCTACAGCAAAAGAGCAAAGAGCCAATCAACGACCCTATACCTACCACAAACGAGACACTAAAAAGCCCAGCGAGCAATAACTTTGCACCCTACAAGAAATAATTTGATGGGCAACCAGCTTTTTGACTCTTGTGACGAGTAAATAGTCCAAGCTATTATATACGGGTAAGATGAGAGTTGAGCAAGCACTTCGAGTGCATAGGAGGCTGCAATGGCAAGCCCGTACGAAGAAGGGCGTGAAGCGCGGTATTGTGGAATGCATCTGAGTCAGAATCCATACCCGCGCAATTCCGATGACTGGGCGTCGTGGCGTTACGGTTTTGTGGATGAAGACGTCCGACTGGCAACTGAACGCCGTGCAAAACTGCATGTAGCCAAGTCTGTACAAAACCTGAAAGAGTTCATGAAAGAAGAGCAGCAAATGTCACTACCGCTCAACGGCGCAATTCAAACGGTTGATTGTGTCTTTCAGCACGATCTCCGTCCGGAACTCGGCTACTACCACAATCCGAAGAAGAAGTATTCCTACTTGACTGACGATATGTCGATCAAGGTAGGTGACATTGTCGTAGTGGATGCCCCGTCGACGGGTTACACGTGCGTCAAGGTGGTCGGAGTGCATCCGTACATCGAGAAGCCTCGTGCAACTAAATGGGTCGTCGGTAGGGTAGACGTTGAAGGCTTTGAAGCCGGACAGAAGCGTCGCGCTCGCATCCAGCAGTTGATGAACCAGCTGGATACTGCGGTCGAGGATTACAAGAGGCGTGTCAAGTATGAAGAGATTGCAGAGCGGGATCCGACTGTGAAGGAACTCTTGGAGGAGCTCAACAAGCTTGCTGCTGGGAACGGGGAGTAAGATCAGCAGATCCAGCAAGGCGGCAGTCCTTAAATAACCACCGCGTACACATCCATGATTTCGAGTCATAGGAGATAGACATGCATTTCACCCAGTCCTCTACGCTTTGGTTGCGTCCCAATCCGATTAACAGTGGTGGTGAGTTTGCCCAGCTCATGAATGAGCGGGAGAAGCGCCGCGCAATGAACGCTTTCTCGGACAAGAAGCCCAATGAGGCTGATCGCCGTTGGATCCTGGGTGTTCTAACGGTCTTCGCAGATGCAGCCGAAGTTACCTTCGCACAGGCTGTGCACGCATTCAAGACTGGTCGAATGGAGGCGCTGCGTAACTGTCACATCCGTCGACTGAGCCAGCTGAATACCGATCCGCGAGTTCATATGTTGCTGAAGCAGCCTAATCCTCCGTTTCATGAACCGATTTTGAAGGAGCTGGAGAGTGTTCGGAAACTTGCCAACATGAGCGAAAATGATCACATTGCCTTTTTGCGTAAGGCGTGGTCGTTTGCACTCACTGTTCGGCATGAATTTGATGAACTTCCTCCGATGCTGAGTGGGCTCAAGTCGGATGATGCTGACACTACAGTGAAGCCCAAGAAGGTACGTAGCCGCAAGAGACGGGCTACTGCAGAGAAGGTTGCCCAGACACCTGCTGAACCAGTTCATGCATAACTGCCTCTGATGAGCTCTAGGCATAGAGCGAAACTAGTCCTATCGTGTTAGGGCTAGTCAGGCACGCAGATAGAGGGGGGTCTACAATCAGTGGATGCTGCAACCGGAAGTTGATCATTCCGGCCAAGGTAATGCATATGCGGTGTAGATCACTGTCGAATGCCTTAAGGCCACGTTGCTACTTGCTGCGCATTTGGCAACTGTGGTAGGCGTAGAGTGAAGTGTACTAGTGGAATCGATTTCTGCAGGATCGGTGACGATACTTAGTACATGGATCTCTACGCAATCCTCGTTCTTAACCTATTTGGTGTAGAAGCACAAATCATGGGCAAGAAAGATCTATACACTATCAGGCAGAATAAGCCTGATGACGTCACCTACGAGTGCGTCAAGGTTGATCCAGACTCTACGTCTGTACAGGTTTATCACATCTCTGACCTACCTGGTGGTGCAATGATCTGTACTTGCCCTGCAGGTGGTCGTCCAACATGTCGTCACCGTCAGATGCTTCGACTATTCCAGGCTGAGGAGCGAATCAATTCTGGCTGGATGTACCAATTCGATTCCAAGAAATGGCTTGAACCGCAAACGGATGACCAAAATGGTGAATGAACCTGACAATACACGCATGTGCGTAAATTGCGGTCGTAAACGTCCAGCCAGCGAAGGACGTGACACCCCTCATCCAGATTGTACATCACCAGACGCTTGTTCTTGGGATTTGACTCTTGAAGAAGCTTGGCAATACTGGCGTCAGAAGTACTACGATCTTCATAAGATGGTTGAACGAATTGACGCCATCGTGCATAAGCCATCTCTCATCGACGAAGAGCGCATCAGCGACATCAGAGCAATCCTCCGTCGCGAGGTCATCCGTCAATAACAATACGGCTGGGGCAACCAGTGATAAAGCCTCGGAGGAAGTAACATGGATATTGCGGCATTCATTATGGCCTGGTTTGTTGGTGCATACATCACCTTTCAGGAGCTTACCTACGGAGAAGAAGAATACATTCGGCACCTTACCTTGTGGGAAAAGGTTGCAATTGCATTGTGGCCGATTACCTGGATTGTCTTGATCTGCATCGGACTGAAAATGTGCATTATGAGGTTCTTCAGCAAATGATCCTCTCCGGACAAAGCATTCGCAAGAGATGTCTTCAGGAAGGGTTGCTTTATCCCTTCCACGAACGTGGAGTGGTCGAAGGCATGTCCTTCGGCCTTTCTGTTGCTGGGTATGATATCCGTGTTGCCGAACCTCATGTTTTGTACCCTGGCGATTTCGTGTTGGCATCCTCTATTGAGCGGTTTGCCATGCCTGACGATCTAATCGCTTTTGTCCATGACAAAAGTACGTGGGCTCGAAAAGGGCTGGCAACACAGAATACGGTCATTGAACCTGGTTGGTGTGGTTTTTTGACTTTGGAATTGACCAACCATTCTACGGACATCATTATCATCAAGGAAGGCATGCCAATCGCCCAGATTGTTTTCCATTTGCTTGATATGCCTGCGGAGAAACCCTATAATGGAAAATACCAACACCAAAAAGCCGGCCCACAGGCAGCCAAATACGAGTGAGGCGTGGCAGAAGCGGAAACACGTCTGGATGCACAACAGCTTGCATGGCTCTGTTGGAGTTGCCATAAGTCTCCTGAGAAGAGTCTGCAGTGCATCGTCGGCCACTCCAAACCAAAAACAGAGTGCAGGACAGATTATCTCCTTGTTACTGCGTTTACAGCAGGATCTATGCAAGGAGCGAGTCAATCTGCAGGGTGAGATTGAACAGATCGGAAAGGGTAAGACGTAATATGGCAGTCGGTGCTTTTCGGCCATTCCAGGAGGAGGATGTCCCATGGTTTTTGGGGCATCCACGCTCTATGAACTTATACGAACCTCGTCTGGGTAAGACGGTGGTATCGGTCAATGTAGTAGGGATGGATCCTAGATCCAAAATTGTACTGGTTGCCTGCAGTAAAAATGCTATGGGCGTCTGGTACAGTCATTTCAAAGAATGGTTTGCTGAAAAGTACGCACATCGTACACTGGATGTACGGATTTTACGTGGAAAAGGACCTACTGCCAAAAAGCAGCGGGAGGAAAAGTGGCTGAAACCACGTACAGCAGAAGTCACTGTGTATATTTGTACCTTCAACGTCTTGGCAAATGACTTCTCCTTCCTAATGTCGCCAGCTACCAGAAAATCTGGGCTTATCTTTGATACAGTAATCGCTGACGAAGTTCACATGCGGATGAAGAACCGCAAAACCAAGACCAACGACATTTTCAAGGTTCTAACCTCTCCTAAACTGGGATGCTACCGTTATCATCCTCTTTCAGGTACTTTGGCTGGAAAAGGCGGGCCTGCAGATTTTTGGGCCATCCTCAACCAAATTAGTCCAAATGAATTCAGTTCATACTGGCGTTTTGTCAACACATTTTGTGACGTGATTGACAATGGATGGGGTAAAGAAATTGTCGGCATCAAAAATGCCAATGCTTTCTGGGCTCTCCTAGATCGGTTCTCGCGACGTAGGTTCCGTAAGGATTGTGCAACACAAATGCCAAAGATCCAACGAGACCGACTATATGTGGAAATGGATGCGCACCAACAGAAGGCATACCAAGCACTGGAGGATGACTCAGCATATTTCACTCCGGATGGGCAGTTTATTGTCACCCCAACGTCACTGGAGGCAATGCTCCGGAAGCGGCAACTTCTTGCATGCCCTGCAATTTTTGATCCTGCACTAGGTGTGGGTGCTGCATTTGAAGACTTCGTCGAAAGAATCTCGGACGAGTCTGCTACAGAAGATGACCGACATACAGTCGTATTTACGGCATTTAGAAACGCTCTCCCGCATTTCGAGCGGAGGCTCAAAGAAGCCGGATTCCATAATGTATGGCAACTATTCGGAGGTCTTGAACCCGAAGATCTTGAAGACCGAATTAGAAAGTTCAAGGCTACAAAGGGTATTATCCTGTGTTCGATTAAATATGCGCAGGCATTCTCGCTAGTTCCAGCACAGACATGCTACTTTATCGGACCTGAATGGGATCCTAACGACAATAAGCAGGCAGAAGACCGACTAATCCCGCAAGTAGGTGTCAATCCGATCAACTCCTACTACTACCACTACCGCAATACAGTCGACGACAACGTCATCATGACTTTGGACGACAAGAACTCACTTGCGACAGCAACCCTTGGATCAGCAAATAACCTAAAAATAACCTCGTGATTAGTCCTAGTAGTCTTTGCTATAATAAAAGCATAAGATGAAAGGAATACGAAATGGCTACCAACACCAAGGAGTATTATGTTCTTGTCGAACGCTATCCAGCGCCTGGCGGTGGTGGGCAATACATTGTTCAGTTCGGATCATATGTGTATGACGAATGTCTCAGCGAACGTGATCTCTTGATCGAACATGGAGTCAAACTGAAGCACCTCAAGATCCTGACCGTTGAGGGCGATACTCAGGAGGCGATTGACAAGCGTGTCAGGGAGTTCAACCAGGAAATATATGGGAGGAGCAACTGATGGCTAAGAAAATTGTTGCTCTCCCGATCAAGCGCCAGATCCAGAAGACCAATCGGATTCGAGTCAAGCTCACTACAGCGAGCGTAACGATTTACTGCTCGTCAGATGTTGCTGCCGCTGTCCGTGTGTATTGTGAGCGCCTCAACCAGATTCTTGTCCCTAAGAAAGGCAGAAATGGTGATGTGGTTGAGTTGCTTACCGAATTGGCAAAGAGGAAGCCTGATCACTTCCCTACCTCATCTCGTAAAGTCCTTATCGGAGATGGCCATGCCTGATGTGCGTGAAGTCAAGGCATGGCATAACTACTGCCGCAGAAGGTTTTCTAGACACTATCCGTAACACCAGGTTCCAGTTGGTGGCCAACTTGAAGGACGATCTTTTCGGGTCGTCCTTTCTTTTTGTGCTAAAACTGCGAAAGCGGGAGGAGAGGGAGAGGGGAAGAGGGGAGAGTGAGGCGGGCAATGGGGATAGATTGCCGGATGAAAATCATGGTAGATTTTTTAGCGCAGGTGCAAATTGGCAGACAAAAGTCAAAATGCCATTCCCGAAAACAGACCTTATAGGACACTTTTTGACCAAAAAGACCTATATTGATATGCCTTACATTTTGATATAAGATGATATCTGTAGTTCGATGGGATTAGGTATTCAAAATGGCTGATGCATCCACTGATTCTTGGGATCCAACACAATATGACTTCGACCCTCGACCATCTGACTTTGCCGTAGAAGAACGTCAAGAACGAATTGCGGTTATTCGCACCTCTGACAGGATCATGTTTAGGCGCTGCCGTCGCCGATGGGGATGGAACTCGCATCTTCGTGGTAATATCGGCCCCAAACAGAATCCTGCACCTCTCTGGATGGGTACTGGCTTTCACTTTGCCCTGGAAGACTGTCATGGCATAAACAAGTATGGCCATCCAGCTACTGCATTCGAGGCTTATGTTGAGGCAACAAAGAGAGCTGCTCGACGCGATCCCAATCGACTTCCTGCTGATATCGTTGAGCTTACCGAGCTTGCTACCGGTATGCTCCGGTACTATTGGGATGAATGGCTAGTTGCGCGTGACAAACTAGTTACATATGTGCATGACGGCATCCCCCAGACAGAGGTTAACTTCCGAGTCGAAATTCCATGGGAAGCCGGTAAGTACGGGTATGACAAAGTTGTCTACTCGGGAACACTAGATCGGGTAGTGATTGATGAGCATGGGCAGCTCTGGATTGTTGAGTACAAGACCGCAAAAACAATCCAGACACTGCACTACAGCAACGACAGTCAGATCTCTACCTATTGCTGGGCTGCAAACCTTTTGTATGGTCGCCCTGTTGCAGGAGTTATCTACCAACAGCATCGTAAGGCTCTTCCTGCTGAACCTCGAGTCTTGGCAAATGGGCGCCTCAGCCAAGATAAGCGACAGCTCATCACTCATAGGTCTTTGCGCAGATATATCAAGAACCTTTACGGAGAGGTTACAAACGCGCCGCAGGATTATGTTGACTTCCTAAACTGGCTTGCTACTCAGGAAGACATGGATTCTGATAAGTTCATTCGGCGTGACAAGATTCGGCGCAACGATCATCAGAGGGAAGCTGAGGGTGTTAAGATCCTGATGGAAATTGAGGAAATGCTCAACCCAGATCTAGCACTCTACCCAAATCCTGATCGTACCTGTCAATATATGTGCCCATTCAATGGTGCATGTGTATCACTTGATGACGGCGGGGATTGGGAATACGAACTTAAGATCCTTATGCAACCGCGTGATGAGGAGTATGATACGTGGCGTAAGTATCTTGAGTAACGTGAGTGCAGTCTGGGCTGAAAAACCGGGCTGAAACCAGAGGAAATACTCTCTTTCCTTCCCTTCCCTCCTTCCCTTCCTTTTTGGAGATGAGTTATGGCAGAAGTCTCTGCAAAGATGCCTACCCCTACTACTGCTACTACCCCCAATGCCGCTAATCAGGCGCCGAATCCGAATTCTGCAGATCCGTCAAAGACGTCCAATGCGCGGAAGGTAACTGCTCCCTTCCAGATTCAGATCCAGCATGAAAGACAGCGTTGGCTGAAGCTCCTGATCTACGCCAAGCACGGCATTGGCAAAACTGAGCTGGCATCTACCGCAGTGGATGTCCCTGAGATGCGTGACGTGTTGGTAATCGACGCCGAAAAGGGTGACACGACTGTCGAGGCGTCTCCGCGCATCAAAAACGCCCATCTGCTCCACAATATTCCTGTCTCCAATTTCAAGACTGTGGCATACATTCAGGAATTCTTGGCAGCATATTGCAAGGCACGAGATGCAAATGACGTCAAGAAGATGAAGGAACTGTTTTGCCGTGTTACCGGGCTTGATCCCGACACGCTGCCTGATGAACAAGTTCCTCGCTACAAGACTGTGATCATTGACTCCCTCACAGAGGTTGAGGTTTACTGCACCTATGGGATCCTCAGTATTGATCCTAACAAGGTTATGCTGGAAGGTGACATAGATGTTGCGGGTTGGCCAGAGTTTCGCAAAAACAACGAAATGGTCAAGCTGCTTGTCCGTGCATTCCGTGATCTGCCGATGAATGTTATTTTTGTCTGCGCCGAATCGTACACCCAGGATGAGCAGAAGAGGTTTCACTATACGCCTGCTCTAACTGGTAAGCTTTCCGCGCAGGTACAAGGTTTTGTCGACATTGTCGGCTGGCTGACTGTTGGCGCACTGCAGGAGGGGCAGATCGAGGCTCCCCGCCGTCTCTATGTCCAACCAATTTCAGGTGGTCCGAGATTCGATGCTAAGAACCGTCGCTCGGTCTACCGTCAGGCATACTTTGACAACCCCACTATGGAAACCATTATGCGTGGTATTGGGTTGTTGAAGTAACTGAATGTCACGACGATATAGCCCCCGGCTCCCCAGCTCCCATGTATCGTTGTGCATCAGGAATCCGGCTCTCCTGGTTTTCAGCTCCTTGCGGGTAAGCTGAGAACGAAACCGGCAATTTAACCCTCTACTCAAACCTAAAAGGTTAGTACAATGGCTGATAACAACGTGATCTCCGACGAGCTGTACGCCCAGACCGTGTTCGAGGATGGTGGCTCGCTGGTTGTTGACCTGTCGAATATTCAGGAGATGAAGTTCGAGGTTATCCCGAAGGGTATCTATGATGCCGAGGTGGATAGCGTCGAGTACCAGATCTCCAAGAACTCGGGTGCTCCTATGTTCCAGTTTGTCTTCTCCATTGACGGGGGTGACTATGCTGGACGCAAGCTCTACCACTATACCTCGTTCAGCCCGAAGGCTCTGCCGTCTACCAAGACACAGCTTCTGCGTATCGATCCGGAGATTTTCAACGGTCCGTTCAAGCCTCAGGAAGTTGCTGAGTCCGGCCAGCTTCTCGGTAAGAAGGTCCGTATCAAGGTCACGCACCAGGAATACAATGGCGAGCCGCAGGCGCGTATTGCGCAGATCCTGGCTCCGGCTGCTGGTGGTTCGGTTACGGGCGATGGATTCTTCGGCGGCTGATAATGGCCAGCTGAGAAATCTTCCGCCTCTCAAGGATCTTGTAGGCAGGAATTGGGTGACTCTCAGGCAGCTCTCCGGACTCCTGGGAGTCACATACCAGACGGTACTGCGGTATGTGAAGGAAGAAAAGATTCGTGCCGTCAAGATCGGAGGTAGCTGGCGCATTTATGAGGAAGAGCTGCGCAGGTTCCTCGAAGAAGGCAATCTGTACATACCCAACCAGTAGTTGGGCGTCTAGCCCAACTACACTTTCTATAACATACCTTCTCGAACCAGAGGCTGAATAGTCATGCAGCGAAAAGCATTTGTTCTCCTGTCAGGTGGTATGGATTCTACCACGTGTCTGTACAAAGCATACAAGGACTTTGACGGCTCTGTTGAAGCTATCAGCATCAACTACGGCCAGCGTCACAAGCGTGAGCTGACTTTTGCCAAGCAGTCGTGTGATCGTCTCGGTATTAACCACACCATTCTCGATGTCGGCGATCTGCTGTCGGGCAAGGAAGTTCTCCTGTCTGCTGCGTCGATCGGCGAGATGGAGATGGTCCACAAGGACTACTCCGAGATCAAGGGTGTTTCTCCTTCCTACGTCCCGTTCCGTAACGGCCTTCTTCTGTCAGCAATCACGGCTTATGCACAGAAGTACGTCAATAGTCAGGTCGGCTACGACAACGAGCGTCTGGGCTACGCCAAGGATCTCGTGACCATTTATTATGGTGCGCATGCAGAAGACGCTGCTAATTGGGCGTATCCAGATTGCACGCCGGAATTCAATGGATCGATGGCAAATGCAATCTACACTGGATCCTACAACACCATTCGGCTGGCAACTCCGCTGCAGTGGCTTGAGAAGTGGCAGATTGTGCAGCTTGGCGAATCTCTTGGGGTTGATTGGCGCTTGACCTGGAGCTGCTACGACAACGGTGATATCCACTGCGGTAAGTGCCCCACATGCCTTGCACGAAAAGCTGCATTCAAGCGCGCAGGTGTTGTTGATCCAACCGAATACGCCGAGTGACCAGAATGTCTGATCCTACTCTGATTTATCAGAGCACGAAGACCTACACGCACAGTGTAGGTCTTTCTGCTTGTTTCCGCCAGTGGCGTGCCGAATCGCATTGCCGTTTCCTGCATGGATATTCGCTTGAAGTCCACTTTGTCTTCGAAGCTGTGGAATTAGACGTTCGAAACTGGGTAGTGGACTTTGGCTCACTCAAGAGCCTCAAGGGTTGGCTAGAGGATACCTTCGATCACAAGACACTAGTTGCAGAGGATGATCCGCTTCTTGAGCACTTCCAGAATATGCACAAGCTGGGAATGCTTGATCTAAGGGTTGTTCCTGCATGCGGTTGTGAAAAATTTGCCGAAATGATCTACCATTATACAGACACTTGGCTTCGAGATAATGGATATTCACCACGGTGTATTCTGCGAAGTGTGGAAGTCAAGGAACACCAAGGTAACAGCGCACGTGTAATTTGTGTAGATGCGCTTCCGCAGCGGTTAGCCACTAACATACAGTCAGACGGGCATATGGCAATTGGCGATCTCTTTAGCTATTCGCAGAACAAGGGAGATACTGATGGTCAACCCTGAAGATCAGGTTAACAAAAAGATACCACTCGTAGAAATGTTTGGACCAACTATACAGGGTGAAGGGTCTGTAATTGGTCAGCAGACATATTTTCTACGGTTCGGACTTTGTGACTACAAGTGCAAGATGTGTGATTCCATGCATGCAGTCTTGCCCTCAGAAGTCAAGCGAAATGCAACCTGGCTAACTCAGCAGGAAATCTACAACAATTTTCTTGAGTTCCATGTACCAGACAGCACTAATTGGGTCACTTTTTCCGGCGGTAATCCTGCAGTCCATGAACTGGGTCATCTCCTTGGACTTCTACGACTACAGGGTTTCAAGGTAAATGTCGAGACGCAGGGTACCTTGTGGAAGGGATGGCTTGGGAAGGTAGATTCTCTGACGATCAGTCCCAAAGGTCCTGGCATGGGTGAAAAGCATGATCAAAGTGCATTCGAGCGTTTCTGTGACGCATTGTATGCTAGCATGCGTAATGGGCTCAGACACACCCCGGATTTGTGTGTCAAGATCGTTGTGTTTGATCAGCGGGATCTGGACTTTGCAGCAGAAATCTTCTCCTACCTGAAGAAGCATCCTTTGCTGGCTTGGCAAGATCCTTCCAGATTCTTCTACCTGTCGCTTGGTAATCCTATTCCACCACCTGCTGATGGTTCGCAAGCGTTCGACCCAGAAACACGTGAGCCGTTAACAAGCTGGAAACACCATCAAATCCTCTTGCAGCGGTATCGAACGTTGTACGAGGACATTCAGAAGCATCCGATTCTGTCGCAGACGCGATTCCTTCCCCAGTGGCATGTTTTTGTATGGGGTAATGATCAGGGGCACTAACATGGCAGCAGTCATGGAAAAGGAAGATATTGTCAACATGCTTGAAGAACTGGTTGAAAAGGCTAACCAGCTACTCGGGCTTGTCGAAGACGGAGTCTATGAAGAGGCTCAACAGCAAGTGACTGAGATCGAACAGAAGCTTAGTGAAGTACATCAGTTTCTCGATCCCAAGGCCAAGGAGAACTAGTATGGCAAGTTTTGCGCCGGTCTGCCCTATCCATATCCTTGAGGCACTCATTGACATCGATCAGGCAGGCAACTACCACCTACCGCTTGCCCACGACGTGATCCATAACGAAATCCGATATGAACGTGCATTCAAGGTTATCCGTGAACAGTATGGACATTATCGGAGCACAGTTATCCTTGACAATTCTGTCATTGAACTTGGTTCGGCAGTGAACATTGAGGTAATTGCTGCCGCTGCAAAAACTGTCAAGGCCAATGTAATTGTTCTCCCTGACGTGCTTCTGGATGCTTCAGCAACAATTACGCAGTGTCGAAAAGCCCTAGATCCATGGTCTAAAAAGCTTGATCATGAATTGGGAGAGGGTAATTACACTTTCATGTATGTTCCGCAAGGGACTACGCCGAATGAGTTTGCAGCTTGTGCCGAAGCACTCGCAGAAGATGAACGGATTGGTTGGTGGGGTATTCCGCGCAATTACAACATCAAAGGCCTCGGATCAAGGCGGGATGCTGTTGATATTGTACATATGCTAAACCCCAAGCGCAACATCCATCTCCTCGGCTTTTCAGACAACATCCTCGATGATATACTTTCCGCACAGCATTCTGCAGTTACAGGAATGGACTCTGCAGTACCTCTTCGCGCAGCATCTCATGGCATGTCAATGTCTTTCGATATGGACAAAGAACTACCTCCAAGAGGTGACTGGTGGGAAGATCCCAAGACAGTATTTGACGTAGCAATGGTAAAGAACCTTAAATGGATACGGCGTCATATCGGCGATCACGGGCGGAAGATCGAACGCCAGTATGTTGGCGGGGGTGTTGACAATGGAGTCCTCTACTACAAGCCAAACCAAGTATAAGAACGGTAACCCGTATTCAGATATTTTGGTTGTGTGCGCTGACAATGATCATATTGTTGCAACGCGGGAGGCACTTAGCAGGCTGTTGTCCGTATACTGTGTAACACCTGGAATGAGTATTCATGGCAGACGCTACCGGCGGATAATTGTTCTAGACCGGTTCATTGATCGAAACGACGTGAACGTTATTCGCTGGCTACGTGATTTGCCAAATTACCTGATGAACAAGAACGATGGTATCCATTACATCTGACGGATACAATCACAACCAATAAAGGGCATATACGCATGATTAATGTCCAACCTCGAGTCGTTCCACCGCGCGGTCCAGAAGATAGCCCTTTTGTCATTGTTGGTGAAGCTCCGGGGAAGGAAGAAATCAAGAAAGGTATGCCCTTTGTTGGGCCTTCTGGCCAAGTATTGTCGGAAGCACTTAAGCAGCTTCCCCACCCCGAACCTTACATTCTTAATGTTGTTCCGCATATGATTCAGGGAGAGAAGTCTCCTGAAATGTTGCAGGAGCTTGTACACAAATACCAAGCACAAGTACTTGAACTGGTGCGAAAGCATCCACGCAAAATAATTCTAGCACTTGGAAATGTTGCACTTTGGGCGCTGACCAACGATTTCAGTCACAAGATCACAAAGATACGCGGCAAGCTGCTGCAGTCTGATCTTTCCGAACGTGGTATTATTCCTACAACTCATCCTGCGTTTCTATTGCGCGGCAACGGTTCTTTCAGGCAGTTCAAGATTGACGTTGGCTATGCAATGGATCTTGCTGCTGGAGGTAAAGTTCGTGAGTTTGTCCCACCCACATGGGAATTACTGGACACAGTAGAGAAGGTCAAATGGTTTGTTGAGCAGGTTAAGCAGCATGAAGGGCTTGTATCAGGCGACTTGGAAACTGGCGGTTTTTCTCATCGGCTTGACAAAGTCCTAATGGGTGGCTTCACCCTTGACGGCAAGCATGTTTATGTTATTCCAGGTAAGAAACGGGAGTATATTAAAGCAGGTATTCCTGATCTATTCCCGTATCTGGCCGAGATGTGGGACGTTAGCTCTGAACAAGTACGATTCAACTGGCATAATGGCAAGTTCGATATCAAGTTCTTCCATCACCAGTATAACCAAGCCGCACGTGTTGACGATGATACCATGCTAATGTCTTATGCATTGGATGAAACATGTGGCGTACATGACTTGGAAACAGTTGCTGCTGATTGGCTACACAGTCCAGATTGGAAAGGTATTCTAGACTCGCACAAAAAGAAGAATGAGTCCTACGATGTCATTCCAGAATCTGTACTTGTTAAGTATATGGCATACGATATTGCTAACACTCACAACCTGGCATTCATTCTACGGCCGTTGATCGAGGCTGACTCAAAATCCTCCTTATTGTATTACAAGACGTTGATCCCGGGAAGCAAGTATCTAGCCGAAATTGAAAAGGCTGGTATGCTTGTTGATCTGGAACGAGTTGAAAGCAATGCAGCCAGGTACGAAAAGGATGCAAAGGTCTACGAAGAGGAGTTAGAGCGGATTGCACGAGATGCGGGCATGCTTCCAACTACTCAAACCATTACCAAAGGTGGTAAGAAGGTTAAGGTAGTAGCGGCTGTCAACGTCAATTCACCCCAGCAGCTTAAGGAACTGTTCTTCGACGTACTCCAGATTCCGTCAAAGGAGAAGAGCACTAATGAAAAAGTGCTGAAGTCACTGCCAGATCATCCTGCAGTGGTTGCACTCCGTAAGTACCGCAAGATCAATAAGGGCCTGACAACTTATGTCCTCCCTGCAACAGAACATATTCAGGATGATGGACGAGTTCACCCGACTTATTTGCTTCACGGTACTGCAACTGGTCGTCTTGCATGTAACAACCCAAACTTGCAGAATATTCCGCGTGAACCGCTTTTGCGTGGGCAATTCATTCCAAAGCCTGGATATTGCTTCGTTGAGGTCGATTTGAACCAGGCTGAGCTTCGATCACTCGCCATTCTGTCTGGAGATCCAGAACTTTGCCGAATCTATACTGATCCCAATTCAGTTGGACTACATGAAGAAGTACGCGCAGAATTGTACGGGCATCCAAAAGACTGGTCTGAGCAACAGATTCAAGCCTATATGCAGAAGTGGTACGTAGATACCATCGAGCGAGTAGTCGAAGAGCAGAAGATGCGTGCAAAGAACGTGAATTTCGGCATCGTGTATGGAATCACGCCTTTTGGGTTGGCAGAGCAGATTGAGGATACCCCGCAGGAAGCTAGTCGAATGCTCGCAGGTTGGGCTAAAAAGTTCAAGGTTGCTTGGAACTTCATTCAGCTTTGCAGAAATGCACCACTTAATGGTAAGAATATCGTAACCTGCTTTGGACATAAGAAGCGGTTTGAGATCGTAACCCCAGAAACGATTATGGCGATCCAAAACGAAGCGGCAAACTTTCCGCACCAAAGCACTGCATCTACGATCACCCTTCATGGCGGTATGCGTATCCAAGACACTCTGCGGAAGGAATATGATACAAATATCGTCAACACCGTCCACGACTCAATTCTAATGGAGGTACCACTTGTCAAAGATGTAATTGAAGCAGTTGCCAACCTAGCTATCAATGCGCTAGAACAGGTTCCGCGAGATTGGGGTCTAACTCGAATTCCTTTCAAGGCGGAAGCTAAAGGTGGAATGCGTTGGGGTGAGCTGAAGAGTTTGAATAAGTTCTATGCAGAAGTCTTTGCTGAGTCTGCATAGACAACCTATCAGAATTTTCGCCCTTGCAACCATCAAAGAGTCTCAGCTATAATTGATAGTAAACTGGAAAGAGGGTGCTATGCATATACAAGGCAAAGCAGATTTCACAGCTGTAGGCCGGGAATTAACTCTTGAACAGAAAACCCTAGTATACTGGAACCTCTCAAGTAGCTTTTACGATCGACTAAATTGTGGGGTAATCACTGTTGCCGATGCGTTCACTGCAATCAACATTTGTACAGATTTCCTTTCCAGTTCACGTCCTCTGTACAAGCGTTTCATGGAGTTGCGTCACGCAATCATCACTGGCAACCAGGATGTCAATGAAGTAACCTCCAATCAGGTTGTAGAAGACGCGCGTGGAGCATAACAATGTCTACCAACACCATGGCAAACAATCCTTTTGCAGCTAGGCTTGACCCGCTTCATCTGGCGCAAGACTTCCCGTACAAAGGCCTCTGCAAAGATATTTGGCGTGACAAGTATGCACAGCCGGGCGAAGAATCCTTCAGTGACACTGCACGCAGAGTGGTTGAAGGTGTTTACGCCAAAGATCCGGATGAACAAGCAAAAATCCTCGCATATCATGCGATCAATGCGGGTCTTTGGGTTCCTGCCGGTAGAATCCTTGCAGGAGCTGGAACTGCGAAGCGTGTTACTCTAATGAACTGCTATGTTACCGGAACCATCGATGATTCGATGGAAGGTATCATGCGCGAACATACCAACTTTGCACTTACTATGCAGCAAGGAGGCGGAGACGGTGCTGATTTCTCTCCAATCCGTCCTGAAGGGGCTGTACTTAAACGCACGGGAACGAAAGCGTCGGGTCCGCTCCCTTTTATGGACATGTGGGACGCTATGTGCACTACTATTCGTAGTGCTGGTGATCGTCGGGGCGCTATGATGGCAGTGTTGAGTGACACGCATCCCGACTTGCCTAAATACATTGTTGCCAAGCAGACACCGGGTCGTTTGACTAATTTCAACATTTCCGTCCTTGTTTCCGACGCCTTTATGGAGGCTGTGAAGGATGATGAGGATTGGGTATTGCACTTCCCGGTGATCCCTTGGGAGCGTGAGGATTGGCTCAAGGAATATGATTTTGTCGATGACAATGGTGTGCAGCAATATGCGTACTCCGTCTGGAAAGCTCGTGAACTGTGGGAATTGATTACCAAGAACACGTATGATTGGTCTGAACCAGGCGTTATCTTTATCGACCGAATCAACGAAGCCAATAATCTCTGGTACTGTGAAACTATCCGCTGTACGAATCCGTGCGGTGAACAGCCTCTACCGCCTCATGGCTCATGCAATCTCGGTCATGTCAATCTGGCGCGAATGGTTACCAATCCGTTCACTGATAATGCGCAGTTTGACTTCAACCTTCTGAAAGAGATTGTTGCTATTGGTACGCGCTTCTTGGATAATGTGATTGATGTCACGAACTATCCGCTTGAAGAGCAGCGTCTTGAGCAGTACAACAAACGTCGTATTGGTCTTGGCTTCACGGGTCTTGCAGATGCTATGGCTCAGCTTGGCATCCGCTATGGATCACTGAAGTCTGCTGATTTTGCCGAGCGCGTAATGAACTGCATTGCAGTCGCTACATATACGGCATCTATCAACCTTGCTAAAGAGCGCGGTGCGTTTCCGCTCTTTGATCCTGACCGATACCTGGATGAAAATTCGGGATCGTTTGTTAACAGGCAGATGCCTGCAGAGATTCGTGCGCTGATTCGCAAATACGGCATCCGCAATGGTGTTCTAAACACGATTGCACCAACAGGCACCACGAGTATTGTATTTGGTAACTGTTCTGGTGGTCTCGAACCTGTCTTTGCACATTTTACCCAGCGTAACGTGCGACAGGCAGATGGATCCTGGCTCCCATATCGTGAATACGGTTATGCTGCAAGACTCTTCTATGCACTGTTTGGAGAGACAACTCCTCTTCCATCGTACATGGTAACTGCAGAGGATCTGACTGTTCATGAGCATATCCTCATCCAGTCTCGAGTCCAGCGGTGGGTGGATGCATCAATTTCCAAAACCATCAATATCCCTGAAAACATGCCTTATGACGACTTCGTCAAGGTTTACGAACTGGCATACAATGCAGGTTGCAAGGGATGCACCACTTACAGGCCAAGCGATGTACGTGGAGCAGTTCTTGTCAAAGCTAGCGATACCGATGCAACGGCAGAAAGCGGAAGCGGAAGCCCTGTTCCGAAAGCGGTGGAACAACTCAGAGAGCGTCCTGATGTCTTGCACGGATACACGTACAAGGTCAAGTGGCCCAGACGAGATGCTGCCTTCTACCTCACCATCAACGAGGACGATGAAGGAGTACCGTTTGAAATCTTCATTACTAGCAAGGATGGATCGCACAGCGAGTGGACTACGGCACTTTCCTTGATGATCACAGCCATCTTCCGAAAAGGCGGTGATGTCTCGTTCATTCCGCAGGAACTTAAGCAGATTCAGTCTCTGCATGATGGTGCATTCATCGATCAGCAGTATGTTGGATCGCTTCCTGCATACATTGGTCGAATCCTTGAAAAGCATATGGAACGGAAGAAGGGCAATACCACGTCCCAGTCGGAGCTGAAGATTGCATCTGCCGATGGTGGATTGGCTATTGCTGACGGTAAGATCGTGATCAAGGATCAAAGAGGTGAGACTTGCCCCTCATGTAAAGCGCCGACACTCTTCCGAGTTGAGGGGTGCAAAAAGTGCAAGTCGTGCGGTTACAGTGCATGTTAATAGGAGGACATAATGAACAAGTCTGCCGAAACGTTTGACGAGCTGCAGCGTAACATGGAAGAGGCTTTCAAAGAGCTGACCAATAATGTTCGACTGACTGAGCGTCCAACGCTTCCAGTCAGGGAACCCGCAGAGCGAGATATGCTGGGTCGTAAGAAGGTTATCGGCCTACGCAATGCAGACTCTGATGTGGGAGTTAATCCGAAGGATCGGATTGGTGCTGCCAAGATCGATTTCTCACTGATCCCAACGGCTGGCAAGATTGCTGAAGCCAAAGCACTGATGGATGGTGGATCGAAGTATGGCCCATACAACTGGCGTGTGGAACCTGTTCGGGCACGTACATACATTAGCGCAATCGAACGTCACCTGGAAGACTATAAGGAAGGTCATGAGATTGCATCAGATTCCTTGATTGAGCATCTTGGCCATATCAAGGCATGCTGCTCCATCCTGATTGACGCCGCTGTTCAGGGTATGCTGATTGATGATCGTCCGATTAACCGCATTCAGGAGCGGTCACTCATTGATGAGGCCAACCAGTGGATCAAGCAGAACAAGCCGGAAGGATGGGGTCGATGACAGCATCAACGTCACTTCGTAACTTCCAGTCTTGATGAGGAGAGGGTGTATGACCCAAAGTACACATAAGGTAATCCACCTGGCTGAAACCCAATTAAATGCATCCGGAGTATCTGAGTTCCTGAAAGAACTTGGTGCACCTGAATGGTCTTCTGTTGAACCTAAGAGTGATGCCGATCTGCTCGTTGAAATTGCTGGACGACTCTGCTACAAGTCGTTCAACACTGAGCTGAATCCGAACATTACACGGGTACGCGAAGGTAATCAGGAATATGTCAAAAACATCCTGAAGCAGAAGCACGGATCTGTTTTGGAACACGCTTCTGTTACATTTGCATTCCTCAATGTCTCTCGGATCTTCACCCACGAAATCGTACGCCATCGTGCAGGTATGGCATTCAGCCAGGAAAGTCAGCGTTTCGTCCGGCTTGATACTTTCGAGGTGTATATCCCAGATCTCACTGATGCACTTGAGGAACTTTACGACAGCCAGTACACGGATAGTACAGCAAGTGCTAAGCAGATCTGGGTTAATCAAGCTCAACAGGACTTCATTGCCTCAGTAGAGCATGTCAAAGAGCAAGCACAAACTGCACTTCGAGACTTGATTGCTAGCTGGGGGCTCGATAACGAAGGTGTTACATTCTCAGTCAAGAAGAAGCTGACATCTGCATTGCGTCGACTTGTTCCCGGTGGAGTTAACACCCATATCATTGTAACAGGTAACCACCGTGCATGGCGGCATGTTATCGAGAATCGTACTGCTCCCGGTGCTGAGCAGGAGATTAGAGATATCCTCTATGACGTCGGTAAGCAGTTGAAAATGCGCTATCCTGCAATCTACCAAGATATGAATCAAGACGAAGATGGGTGTTGGCGGTTTGTGAATTCAAAGGTTTAAAACCCGCTCAACCAACTATCGTATTTAAACTTTCCGGACCCTTGGCGGAGGGAAGAAACAGTAAGGGCTCGTGAGTGCAGTGTGGGTTGCAGTGTGTCCCAAAAAGCGCTCTCCTGCGCTTAATGGCTTACCTCTCTGTGTTCTTCACCTCCGCTAAGTTCTGGGACCTGACCTGAAAGGCATTGATACATGGCTACCGATCCTGAACTTGGTGAAAAGATCCATAAACACCTTGTTGCCCTGGGGCTTGAAACGCCGATGGAGAAGAATCCAGAAGCACCCCTATTGGTCGACGGGGTACCCTTGAATAAGTTCGACAGTATTAAGCATTGCCACCACTTGACAATGCGTTCATTGGGTTTGGATCTTAATGACGACTCGTTGCGGGACACACCTAAGCGGATCGCGAAGATGTACTGCAATGAGATCTTCACCGGACTCGATTACGCAAACTTCCCCAAGGCGACCACTGTTGAGAACAAGATGCAGTACAATGAAATGGTCTGCGTCAGTGGTATCACAGTACAGTCTATGTGTGAGCACCATTTCCTCCCGTTTGTTGGGACCGCATCTGTAGCGTATATTCCCGACAAGCTTGTACTCGGACTCAGCAAGTTCAATCGGGTGGTTGAATTCTTCTCTCGTAGGCCGCAGATTCAGGAAAGACTTACCGAACAGATCTCGGCAGCATTGCGGCTTATTCTCCAGACCGAAGATGTTGCAGTAGTCATCAATGCAGATCACTATTGCGTCAAGCTCCGCGGTATTCGTGATGGATGCTCAAACACCGTAACTTCTCGTTTGGCAGGTAAATTCCGCACTGTACCTGAACTGCGTGCAGAATTTCTGGCTTTGAGCCGTACGTGAGGATGCTCTAAAAATAAAGTGGGGTGGATCCCGACGACGAAAGGATCCACCCCTGCTGGTTTATGACGCCCGAATAATCGGAGGCAAACTACTCGGACATCACCAGCATCCCTGTGACTCACCGTATTCGTTGTGTGCGAAGATCATATCTTCGGTCTCCTTGGTGAGTACATCTGCATGTGAAGGCCGGATAACTCGCCAGCCCGCACAGTTAGTCCCTATACCACTTGTTCCGCAAGCGCTGAGTAACGTCATCAGCAGCATTACGAACACGGTCTTCGATGTTATTGCGCAACCGTTCATTTTCATAGTTAGCCCTCATCTGTTTGTCCTGCTCCTGCTTTTTGCCGTCATTCTTCCCTTTGAAGAACGCCATAGCAATTGCCAGTAGAGCACCTAGGCCGACCAAAAGTTCTCCTAGGAATGGCTTGACAAGCCCATAGATAATGTCGAGCATATGTCACTCCTGGATTGCTGTCTGGTTCATACGCATCCATCGACGGATAAGTCCGTACATGATGAAGGCAATACCAGCAACTACGATTGCACCCAACGCAAACTGCAGAATCTGATTACCCTCTACCAGGTTTCGAACCGTATCCACATGTTCAATAGCCTGATCAAGGGTAATTCCTGCAACTACAAGTCCACCACCGGCTGTTTCGGGTTTAGTGGATGGAGAGGTTGCAATTGGCTCATTTGAAGAAGGCTCAATAACTCTGGTAGCGGCGAGTCTCGCTTCGATCGCGGCAAGAGTTGCAGGGCCTGCAATGCCGTCGACCTTCAGCTTATTAGCCTTCTGAAAGTCACGAATAGCCCGCTCTGTTGCAGGACCCATCCGGCCGTCAACAATGAGCTTTGGATTAGCTCCGAGTGCATTAAGATCTCGTTGCAGCTGCCGCGTCTTACTGTCGGTACGCGCAACATCCCAAGAAGTTGCCGTACCACCCATAATCCGCCAAACCTTATTGAACCAGCCCATCCGATCGTTATAGCCATTGTATCCGCCGTTAATCACTTTGGTAATGGCTCTTGCATCGTTTTTGTCGGCAAGTGCATTGAGCTTATGCCTAGACCAGAAGCTCAGTGCAGGAAGAAGAATTACTGACGGAGTTGCAATCTTATCTGGATCTGCATAGAGATCGATACCAATCTCCGCACTGAGACGCTTGTACTCATGTCCGCCAGTATTCTGCAGAGGACCGCCACCACGGTACTTGTAGCCATCACCCTTGCGAGTATTGCCGAGCTCTTTAGCCTTCTTCGGGTTGCCTAGACCATACACACGTTCTGCAAGTGCTTCAGGGTTATGCGCTAGTGCAGATGCTTCTGCTTTGGTAATTGCTGCAGAATGCTTGTTGACGCCAAAGACCTGCATAATTCGGGTTGCAGAATAGTTCATATTCTCCCGAACTGCAGTCAGCCCGCCAGACTCATGCAGGATCTGTGCAAGGAAGTGTGCAGCACGCAGCTTGTTGTCGATCCCATAGCTTGCCCATAGGTTATTAGCATCTGCCAGTTCGAATGCCTTAAGGTAGATACTATTGGCATTCTTCAGACCAAGCTGCTTAATGATTGGATACAATTGCATCGACATCTTAGCCTCCATAGTTATAGTAGTCACAGGCCTTTCGAACTTTGCCACATGGCGTCGGTTGCGATGAGAGTGGTCACGACGGCCACTCCATAGGCACAGCGCCCGCCAGCTCGGCGATGAATTGCTCAACGGTCGGCTGCTCTCGCTCGCCGTTCTCGACCTTCGCAAGCTCGGCGAAGACGTAGGCCCACACAGCATCCCGCCACGCCACGAACGCCTGCGCCTCAGCCGCCCATTGCGGGTTGGTTGAGTCGACGTAGGAAGCACATGAGACCGCATTGTCGTAGTCGCGGGCCTGCGCTGTAGCATCGACATGCGCGCGGATGGCGGCACGGTAGTCTTCGAGCGACGGCGGCGGATTGAGAAAAGCCGCAATCTCTGGGTCGGTTTCAGGCAGCGGCTCCGGGTCGGTGAGTCCCTCTTGCGGGAGGCCGTATAGCGCCACAATCGCGCCGTCGCTGTTCCGTTCTACATAGTACATCATGCGCCGATCCTCGGAATTTGATAGTCGATCCAGCCCCGACAGCGTAGACTGCAAGGAGTAGAGGGGTGCGGACTGTTAGTAACCTCCAGTTGAATTTGCTGCGTTGTGTTCGTGAACGCCATAATTGGCGTGACGCTAGTCATCGCGCCAGCTGATGAATGCAGGGCAGCAGTGTCTCGAATGTCTGGGTGCAGACCATCGTACACGTACATATGCACATACGCATTACTTCCCGCCGTGTTCAGCACGGCCTGAAAAAGCCCCTGCACGCGCACGCCGTTCGGAACCACCACAGACAGCGGAGCTTTTGCGCGCGTCGTGGTGGCCGAATAGACCACGATGCCATCTGCGGCATTGAAAAGAAACGTGTTACCGTTTTGCACAAACGGCCGGATGTTCCCGCTGCCATCGGTCATGATCGCTCCGAGCCGCTGTATGCGCGTGTGGCCAGACGGAACCGCGGGGTTTGTTGCCGAGAGGGCAAGCGTCGCCGTAAATTCACCCGTGGTATTGTTGCGAAACGCCCAGACGTGGTAGGTCGTGTTCGGCTGCTTTGGGGCAACGCCAAATGTCGCGGTGTACACGGCTGGGTTGACGACCGTCACTCCATTGCTATAGGCGCGCCCTGGCGCAATGTCGATTTTGTTGTTTGGGTCAGCCGCATTGTTCGAAAGCGTCAGCCCCTGGACAAACCCATCCAGCGCAATGCCGCTGTGCCAGATAGTGCGGAAGTTGGTCCCATCGTACCACGACAAATTTTCGCCAACAAATAATAGCCTTGCGGCAGTCGCTCCATCAGGAGTACGAATCTCAATTACTATGCGCCTGTTTGTGTTGTCCCAGTATATGACAGCATTTTGCAGGGAGCCGTCAGCATTCCTGAACCGGATACTGTTGTATCCATCACCGCTCATGAATATGTTCGAGCCCAGCACATCGAGCTGACCATCCACCTGGATGTTGCCGCGGGCTCTGGCGGTCACGCCGTTCGAGGCCTTGATCTTCTTGCCGGTGGTGGCGTCGAACAGGACAACCTCGTTGTTAACCACACCGCCACTCGGGCCGAAGACATCGCCGATGCCGTCTGGATCAGGCAGCTCACGCACGAGCGCCAAATACTCACCCAACTTCCGCCCGTAATTGCGCGGGTCGGTGTGCGCGATGCCGCGCATCACCACATACGCCCCGTTGGTGATGTTGGCGCCTGTCCAGTTGAGGGCCAGTCTCAGCTCGGTATCCGAGATGATCTCCTCGACCAGGCCAATCGCACCACCCGTGAGGAAGAGATCGCCCTGCTCAAGGGCCGAGGTCCATGCGCCGCCGGTTCCGGTCACAATCCGGCTGCCGTTGGTCACAGTCGCGACCGAGCCT